TTCTTTTGGACCTGTAGACTGGTTCATTCTATTATTGAGCACCCAGCCAGGCCCTCTTCCGTAAATAGTATAAGTGCCATCCGGTTCTTGCTGAGAAGTTTCTACTTCGAAGAGAAACTTTTCTTCTTCTGTTAAGATATTACCATAGCCAAGATAAACTAGCATTCTAAGACCAGGTTTTATCAATATACCTGAAAGTTCATCTTCGTTTTTTGCTCTTGTCTCAAAAGGAGACATTGTGTTGGATCTTGCCGCAATTATGTTGTCTAACTTATTCTCTGTGTTTGCAAGTTTTATAATTGCAACGGTTCCCGGACTTTTAGAGCTTTCAAATATCTTTACACTTAGTACATCAGCATAGGTGTAGAGGTCATCATATAATATAGTTTCCGATTTTCCCTTTTTTATAAAGTACACTTTCGCTACTGGATATAGTCTCAGAGGAGAACATAAGAGTATTTTCACTTCTCTGTTAAATCTGTTCATATTTTCCCAGAGTATTCCACTCTGACTGTCTAGATATCTGTTTATTTTATCTATGACAAACTGGGTGGATAAACCAGCGGTCGCTGCAAAAACGGTGTTGACATCCTTAGCACTCGTTGTGCTAGAATGAACAAGGTCTTTAGCACTGGTTACATTTTTTAGTAGTAAAGGTTTATTATTCCTACCGTAAGCAACTGATGTATTGTTATCAAATCCCTCCAGCAGTGGAGCTCTTATTCCTACATAACCATTGAACTTGAGGAAGCATCCCAAATGTGTCAGGGCATCTATAATGTCCTGCCAAGTTACAGTGATGAATGCTTCATTTGGATCATCTACTTTTTCGTATGCTAGCTTCAAGGCATACAGCTCTATGAAACTTAGTGCATGACTTGCATTATCTGCAAGGTTAAAAAGCATGTAAACCCTAGAAGAAGCATTTGCTATGAATTTTGAAACTACTTCAGATGCACGAATTAGAGCTTCTCCGTTTCTAGAAAGATTTACACTCTCTTCTTTGTTCAGTCTAGAAGCAAATATATAATTCCATCTGTTTGATAATATGTTGTATCCTTCTATATTTTTTGTTTTTATTATTGCAGCTCCTCCACTGTACATAGAACTTCCAAGGAAAGAGAAGTTTTGGAGCTTAATAAATGCGCAGTCATTAAGATTGACTTCAGGACCGGTCCTTGTAGATGACCTTGCAGAAGCTGTACTTTCTCTTATAACTGCTATGTCAGACTTTCCCCAAAAGAAGAATTTAGAAGAGTCTGTACCTCTTTTAACTCCTTCTATTACTACAGGCCTACCAAAGGACCTTGAATATATAGTTCCTGGAACTGTGCTACCTGCACTAGCTTCCGGTACAAGAGGGAACAAAAGTAGAGGACTTTCCAGTTTCTTAATGGCTGAAAAGAAGTTCTCGGCACCGTATTTACTTTCAGGGTTGAAATCTAGGGTGCTATTTAAGACTTTAAGAAACTCTCTTATGTTGTAATAATAAGCAAATGTAATGTCATTTTTGTCTGGAAACTCATTGGCAAACGTACTTATTTTACCCACTAGTTTTTCAAATCCTCTCCAAAAACTGTTTCCAGTAAGGCTATATACAAACTTTTCAGAAACTCTATACTTTTCTAAGTCAAAAAAAGATCCTGCATAAGAGATAAATGCCTCTTCTACCTGTTGAATATTTGCTATTGAGCTTCTGTTTTTGGGAAGTTTTCTTTCTAGTGTTCCCGTACCAGAAGAGATACTTGGTATAAGTTCTACTGAAAGGTATCTGTACAATCTGCCAAGTTCTGCAGTTACCTCCAACTCAAAGCTTTCCTTTTGCATGTAATCAGAGGATATGACTATAGCTGGTTTTCCCGCAACTTTGGATTCTTTTATTTCTCCGATAAATATCCCTTGGATATTATCTAGAAAGTTTTTGAATCCTTCAAAGTATCCAGTATTTATATCCGAAGGATCGTTGGGTGCCAAAATATCAAAAGCTGCTTTGTCTGAGGATATACCTTGTGCTTTAGCCTTTTGTACTGCCAAATACTCCGGCAAAGACTCTAATTCGTCTCTACAAAAAGACTCTTGAATTAAAGCAGTAGTGGAAATAGCTTTTGCATTTTCATTTACTTTGTCTACCGAAGGAATAATGTGCCCTCCTGGGGACAAAACGTCTGTAGCGAATGTAGCTTTCCTTTTCATTATAAGTGGAACTGTTAAGTAAGAAAGCGTGTCCTGAAGTATAAATTCTGACTTCTGAATTGAGGAACTTATATCTGGAGGATAAACGTAGATATTGGACCTGAAGATTCCAGAAGGAAGTAGCTTGTTTGAACGAGCATACTTGGATACAGGTAGCAAGTCCATTTCGGATATTGCAGAAGCCACTTCAAGTAAAGCTTTCATTCCAGTAAATAGTGGGGAAGTTGAAAGATTACTAAATGGTATTTTGGCCTTCAAGGAAGATAGAAACGTAGCAGTTATTTCAATATTGTCGACTTTTGGTGCATTGTAGAACATCAAGAAAAAGCCAACTACAATGATAGCAACCACAACGATAATAGCTGCTATGAGTGCCATTTTAATACTAAGAACTACTGTGATTGCAAAGAATAGCATGTTTACATATGCACCTAAAGTAAAAGGAGCAGCATCTCCTATGATGAGAGCATAAAGAGTTTTGTTAAGCTTTTCCCAAAATGTCTTAGAATATCCATACGAGTAGCTTCTAAGCATTTCTATGCTTATATCGCTTCTCGCCAATCCGTAAATGTTCCCACCGTCTGTTTTAGTGTTGTAATCTATTACATAAAAAACAGAAGGTACGTATTCAGGTCTTTCTATACCATAGAACAGGTAAAAATACGAATGCACTGATGCAATAAGTCTAAGCATTTCGTCATTTGAAAAATCTATGTAGGACAATGTCGAGTACTTTAAATTTCTGTTTCCTTCTTTAACTTTGTTTGCAAAAAGAGATATTGATTCCAGTAGCCCTAAAAACCTTTTCGTGACCCCATTTCCATGCACTTCCCTTGTTAGAGAATTGAATATATCTATTTCTGCTTTATCCCAAACTGACTTTCTACTTTTGCTTTTGTAGGAAAAGGTATATGTATCATTTCCTATTAACTCCCCTGCAAATCTCCTTGAGTCGTCTAGTCTGAATATATCTACCAGGGCATTCTCTTTAGAGTACAGCATTGGTTTAAGCATCATTAGCTGCCTAAACGTAGAAACGAATTGGCTGTACTCTGAGAATATTACATCTCTTCCAGACAAGTTATTATTTGAATACAGGACAATTTCATCACAAGCTCTTTGTATGTTCTCTAAGGTTTCTGGATTGATTGCTTCTTTTCTAGGTACTTTTTTGTTGGAATCAGTAAAATTAAAGTACCTGTTGATTTCAGAAATGTACTCTTCTTTTGCTTGTTCTACACTTATACCTAGCTGGAGAGCTCTATCTACAGATAACTGAGTAAGTATAGCTTCTCTCAGTACTGAGACCGAGTCTGCTTTTTTTAAATCAGATTCAGTTGTTCCATCAATCAGTATTGTGTAAGAGTCTATTATCCAGCTTATTTGTTCTTTCAGACTTTCTTTTACTTTATCAAGTATAAAGCTGATATTGCTCAAGGAGGTTTTTTGCTCTACAAGACTGGAGACTTTTTGGGAAGGAAAGTTGGAAGATCCAGGGATAACGTAAGACTTACCAATGTCTTCTCCTTCATTTCCAATGCTCAAAACAGAATTGACACTATAAACTACCGGAGCTGGTTTAAACAACTTCCTTTTTTCCGGGGGAGACTCTTCCATCATTTTCCTAGTAATTTCTGACAAGGAAGCTTGAGCCCTTTTGACATCTTCTAAAATTTGGGAAGAATACAACTGGCTATCAGAACCCTTAACAGAAGACTTTTGTGATATGTCCCTTCTAGCTGCTTTGTAAGTTTCGTATGCGTTTACTATTTTAAAGGCAATCTGTCTTCCATTCGCGAGTGGAAAGCTTACTGATAACAGCAGCAGGTCACTTAAGACACTTTCATCATCTTTGAATAATAGATTGACAAACTCTTTGATTTTGGAGTGATTCTTTGTTTTTTTAATTTTAAATTTTGAGACGCTAATCCCAATATTTTCCATTGACTTTAAGATTCCCACACTAGATTTATCTCTAGATGTAGCTAAAGAAAATGGCGCGAGTCTCATGGAAATGGAAGATGCATATTCGGAAGATAACAGGTAAGTAGCAAAGTGGTTTACTTTTAGCCTTCCCCAGATTGCTCTAATTCCATTGTAGTAAAATGGGACATCTGCAAGTATATATTTTGGGGCTAATGCGATACTGTAAATGTCAGTATCGTACATAGCCACTTGACCATCTACTATTAAAGAAAGCAAGTCTTCTCCACAAGTGTCTATGTCTGTTTTAAGAACACTAGGGGATTGTGCGCCTTCTCTATCCGAGAAAGCAGCTACATAAGAACCAAAGAACGATTTATCTCCTTGAGATTCTGGATAGAAGTCCTTATACATTCTTTTCCATTTATCATCCATGAATGTAGAACTGACTTCACCAGATTTGCCAAATGCATTAGCATTTATAACTAATATGCTTATCCTTTCTACTAGCTTTGAATCAGCATTTTCCGAGTTGCTCGTCCTAAAATACTCTTCACTCCTTAAGTCTTTGAAAGCTTCGCTAATAGGATAAGTAGATAATATATATCCCATAGCTGTAGGTGCTTTTGCACTTTCAGAGTCTACAGGAGTATTTGTATATGCAAGTATGCCCAAGCCAGAAACATCTCCCGCGTTTTGGACAACACTTTCTGCTTCTCTTGCAATAAGCTCTATGAATGCTTGTCCCTGACCCTTAGATTCTGCAAACGCAAAGTCTTGTATAAATTCAAGTGCATACAGAGCAAAATCCTGGCTAAGAGGTATAACTACATTTATGTTGTTTTTAATGTTTTCAGTGAACTTTTCTGAGCTAGTTTCAATTAGCTTATCTCCCTTGAAGCCAAGATAAAACGAATTCAAGATACTGGCTTGCAGCACTATATTTCCGGCCTTATTGGAAAGTGCCCCTAGCGCTTTGCTACTAATAACTGTCTTTCCTATTTTGAAGCCTTCTTTTTTCAAGGAGCCGAGAAAAGCACCAGTCTCTACAATACCTCCTACTAACTGCACCTTATTCAAAATTTCTTGCAAAGGACCAGGTTCTCCAAACGTGCCTATTGGCAGGTTTGTTACTTGTCCGATCCCTCCATAAATGACAGAGGAAGCGAAGATGTTTGGACTCAAATCCAGCTCTGAAAGACCATTGCGTGATCTGACCTTATTATTCTCCGCCAGAGTTTTTACGTCTGTATCCGATAAGCTGGAAAAAGAGGAAGTAACATCTTCATAGTCTTTCGGTCTCACCAAGTTAATTGGTTCAAGGCCTCTAAGAATCTTTTGTTTTGCTTTATACATAGCATGAACAGCAACCATTGTGGAAAAGACTGCACTAGTTGCCATTTTAGAGATTCTTATTAAAGCTTCTGCTCTTCTCAGATCGAATGTGTTTTCTCTACCCTTTTCAGAGATTACGTCTTTAAGAGCCTTGTCCTCAATACCTATGAATCTTTGAGCGAATAAGGAATCTGCAGCATTTAGCCAAGAAGCAATATCTCCAATTGTTTCGTTGCTAACTGCCCTATTCAGTTTTCTAAGATTCCTATTTGTTGTGTACCCGGCCTCATAAGGAAGCAGAAACACGTCAACTTTCCAAGATGTTGTATCTGTTGCCGAGGAAAGTTTTGTTGTTTTAGCAACAAACTTACTCAGGCCAAGTGCCATTAGAAGAGGCTCTTTAATCTGAACATGTGGTTCAGTTAGCCCAACTAATACAGAAGCAGCATCTGCTTGTGCCGAGTTTATACTTGCTCTTCTAACTAGCCTGAAAGCATTTTCTATGACCTGGGATCCAGCAACAGACCTTATAGAAGTCGTAGAACCATTAGTAAAAACAGTTGCGTCTCTTACTAGTGCTCTGCCTGACCTCATCATGTTGTAAATAGTAGTTATGTCACTCGGTTCGCGTATCATATTGTAGATCGCGTCCATGCCTTCTTCTTCATTTACGAGGTCTGACAATTTACTTGTTTCTGATATATAAAGTTCTGATATATTAGTCCTGAACTGAATGTAAGCCGTAGTAGCAGTTGATCCAATTACTTGGTAGGTTGCTTTCTTCTTCCCAGGAGCCTTAATGGGGGAACTAATACCATATTCCTCGACTACCCCAATTGAAGGTATTGGTTTTTTAAGAGTCAGTTTCTTTCTTTTGACAAAATCTAAACTATCTCCACTCGCAAGCCTTATGGCTTGAGTGATGTTAAGGAGAGCACTTAACCTTCCATTAAGATTCAAAATCTCTGTAGCTAGAGAATTGTCTCCTCTCGAAAGATCTATTTCTCCTGCTTTGTAGGTATATAGCTTCCTAAGTTTAGAAGGATCTAATAAGATGTTTATAGTATTTTCATAAATTCTAAAAATGTCTTCTAGGATTGAGCGCGTGTCTAAAAAGATCTCTCCAAGACCCCTTATTTGAGCATATCTTACCATCCTTCTGATATTTTCCGCAGAAATGAATGGCTCATTTTTGCTGTTTCTTGCATCAGCTATTCTACTGTCGACATCAGAAATTATTCTGAGCAATGATCTTATATTAGCTTCTATTAGCTTATTTGTGCTTTCCGAAGCAGGATCTTTTTTTGAAAGTGATTTGAATTTCTTCTCTATCTTTGATATTTTGTTTTGTATAATATCATTCTTGATATTCTTAAGCAGGTTAGTAACTTCTACGTCCTTAAGGCCAGACTTTTCCCTTTCTGGATTTGTAATTCTTACGCCCTTCTGTAGTAATTCTTGACCAGCCTTTGAAACTACATGAGCGGAATAAACATAGTCTAGATATCTTAGTAAGAGAGCTTGTATTCCAGCTAAAACAAATATAGGGTTTTTAAAGCCAGCTTGTACTGAGTTTTTATCTGAAGGATTTATAGTTTTATCAATTTCAGACATCGAGACTAAAGCAAGCTGGAAAACTTCCGCATTTAATCCCTCCTTTGTGGAAGTTCTTCTGACAGCTTCTTCATTTCTCTGGAGTTCTCTGGTATATGCTTCTATTCTGGTTTCTTCTTTAGGAGGTTCTGCCCTAAAGATTTCCATTTCCATAGTAGTAACATCTGTAAGTAAAAAATCTGGTCTGACATAAGGAACTCTATCAGGCCTAATCCTGAATGTCATATCAAACTTGCCAGGTTCTACTCTTCCAAGTTGATACATTAGAGCGAATACATATGGTTCTGATTCATCTATAAACTTAGTCCCAATTTTTGATTTAGTAACTCCTAGCACTTGAGTTATATTTGTGAGTACATTTGGAGTACTTTTATCCAGAAGTGGATCTTTGGTGTTTTTGGAGACTATTGACTGAATAATGTTTCTAATGGATGCTTTAATGTCTTCCAGTGATTTGTTAACTACGTTATTTATTTTTACTTTGGTGTCTCCTTTAGGTATGGCTCTTACATAATCAGCAATCAAAGTTACCAAAGTATCCTGGAATTTGACGGTTCTTAAGGGCAAAATTGTCTTTTCTTTGTCCTGGACTTCAAGTATAAACAACAAAGAGCCAGACTGACTTCTGAGTATATTGGTTATGCCTACATTTACCTTTTGTATTGAAGTTCCTGTATTAATGCTAATATCGAACTTCAATGGTTTTTTGAACACGGAGCCTATAATATGGTCGACTCTTTCCTGATTCCAAACCTCATACCTTTGGTTTATCAACTCTTTCTGAATCGTCCTGCCAGCCGAATTTATATTTCCCCTTTCTGTCTTGACAGAAGTGATAGTTTTGTACAGAGAGCTGTTAAACTTCAGAGACCCTAAGGTTCCAGTTATTTGATCCACATTTTTCGTCAAAACATTTCCTTTTCCATCTGACAAATTGGAACTAATGGAATGACTAAATGTAGAGTTTAATTCTGCAAAATAGTTCTTTTTATCTTTTAGGTTATCTAACAGAACTTTGGATATAGGGGAATTTGGTAATATCCCATCAGGTCCAAAGAGAAAGACAGCAAGACTTTGTCCTACTTCTTTTAGATTTCCCACTAGGGAATAAGTATCGCTAAGAATGCTAATTCCCAACTTATTAGAACTGATGGGTTTTATATGTACTGAGGGAAGCCCTATACCTATTCCATACTCGAACTCCATGAGATTGGACAAGCCAGCTTCCCCAAAGGAAGAGTTTGTAACAGAACACAACTCAAATGGCTTTATGATTGGGAAATTACCAGTTCCAATAAGAGCTTCTTTCCTATAGTTTGAAAAATTGTAATCATAGGCAGAAAATAGAAGATTGTCAGGAGTGACTGCGAATAGACCCGAAATGGGATCTGTATACGAAGAGATGTAACTTGGGTCTAATACAGATTCTTTTTCTACTTTGAGAGCTGACTTTAAGCTTTGGCTATTTGGAGTTAAATCATCCTTGTAAACAAAACCATTTCTAATCCTTTTAGAGCCAGAAATTGGGACTGGTATTTTAGAAGGAATATCTCTATACAAAGAGAAGTATCTATATACTTCTCTCATTGTCTTTTCATCTGAAAACTTAAGGTCAGAAAGACCTAAAAGAGTCTTTGCTAGTTTCCAATTGTTGGCAGTACCAAAAGCGGGTTTGTAAGACAGAAACCTACCTACTTTATTTTTCGCATTTTTTACATTCGCGTATTTGTGAACATAAGTTCCTCGGGCTTGTTTTATTGCTTCCTCAATTGTAATTTCCGCAGGAACCTCTACAAGCTTGTTTTCTTTTAGAATATATCCAACCAGTACAGAACCTTTCTCTACTTCCCCGGGATTGTCTTTGTTTTTGTAGTCCCCTTCAGTGTCTCCCGGGAACAGTGTAGGCATGGCGGAAGATTTAATATACTCGATCTTTGATAAAGTAGATTCTTCATTGGCTTCTAGCTTAGAAGCTTGCTCTGTATAAATGTCCATTAAATGACCAGAACCAATTTGTTCTGCTATGTGTCTTATAGCACTTTCTGAATCTACCTTATCTATAACAGAAGCCCTTTTTTCGTGGACTTGGAAAGCATCATCTATTGTGGAAAAGTAAGTAGGGTAATCTCCAAAGTTTTCGCTTACATCTGTTATCTGGCATTCTACTGTTATTGTATATGAACCACTGTTGTTTTCTAGGTTGTTTACCTGAACCCTTCTAACTGCTATGTAGATAGGTACAGATAAATACATGTAATCCAATAGTCTTGAAAGCTCCCTGACAGAGCCTTCATCTTTAACTGTATATGTGCCGTCTGGGTTAACCAGATTTGTTATGTCTTTAGGAAGCTTTCCAAATATCCTACTGTAAAAATCCCTATTGGAAAATATCGGCCTTGCAAATCTTGCGATGTGTATATTCCTAACAGGGACTATAGGATCCATCCTAAACTGTGTCAGCAGGGGAGCAATAAAAGTTTCTATACCTCTAGTACTGCATGTAAATATCAAGGTTAGACCTTCATCTGGAGGTCTGTTACCCATAACCATGGACAAAAAACCCTGTCCGAGGATGGGTTTTACATCTCCATCTTTCCTTATTTCTACTATTTCTACTGGGTGAGAAGCAGCTCCTAAACCATTTATTTCTTCTTCAAATGTAGGAATACCTGACCACAATGCACCTATTTGCATTGCAGATTTTGGATATATACCAGAAACTATGCCACTTATAATGTCCCCACTTTTTTGCCTTGGAAAGTATTGCTTTGCAAGATAAGAAAGATGTTCTCCCAAACTGGAGTTTGAGTATGTTCTATTAAAAGATTCTTTCTGCCTTTTCTTTTCTTCTATTACTTCCTTTTTCCTTTCCTCTGGAGACTTAGTAGATTTGGCTCTATTAAGTCTTGCTTCGTTGATTTGTTTTACCCTTTCTTCTAGTAGTTTTCTATTTCCTTCAAAGGTCTTGTTTAGCTGACCTATTGCTCTTGACTTGAACTCATAATAACTATACTTATCTTGCCAAAACCCTTGTTTCTTATAAGCTGCTATGATTTCTGCAGATTTCAATACTTCTGCTAGGGTTCTATCTATTTCTCCCTTGGATAGATAAACTTCGTCTAGTCTGAAGCTCTCGGTGTTGTTGTATATTACTATTCCCCTCTCTACCAATATTTCCTGTAAAGGTTTATCACCTATATAAGCTATAACATCGACGTCTCTTTCGTTGTATGCTCTTATTGCTTTGTCATCATAGTAATAACTATCTGGCATTGTCTGGAGGGATATTTTGTCTCCAGGCTTTAGAATAGTTTTTAGAGCTTCTTTAGACTCCTTGGCAAACTCTTCCAAACCAGGAGTCTTATCTACACTTTGCCCTTCTCTTAAGAAGTTCAAGTAATCCAAAACCGATACTAACTTCAAAGGTTTGTTGAATCCTTTGACAAATATAGTTCTGGGAGAACTATACTCTTCTACTATGAATACATTGTCAGATGCTATTTTCTTCTCTATAAGAGACTTTGTCGCATCTATCTCTATAAGAGATTCTGGTGTGTTTTTTTTGGCCATAATAGGTAGCTTATTAGAATGCTAACACTTTTAGCCTATCAGGCTCTGGAAGAACATGCTGTTATATACAGCTTTTTCCCTTCTTTCTGCTCTGATCCTTTCCGAAACCCATGGGGGAACATAGGATACATTAGCTTGATTGTTATATTGTGCAATCATTTTTCTTGGAAGCTCAGATTCTATTTCAGGTCTTTTGTCTATATATGAATCTCTTCCTGCACCCACAGTAACGTCTGGGGCAAACGTTCCCACAGCTAGGACCCCAAGTGCTGCTATTGCTGCATTTCTATATGCATTTTTTGAGAAAAGTTCATGTACCTTTCTTGTGACTCCTATTCTGGTTTCTTTACCCTTTTTACCTCTTATTACTGACTTTATGTATTCCAGATCCATTTTACTCAGTACATTGCTATTAGCTATTTCCTCTATAAATGCCCTGCCAAAGGAGCTTTTTGAAATACCCTCTTTGTCCATTTTTGCTACTAAATCCATTATGAAGTCTCTTTCTCCGGCGTCCTTACTAACGCTTCCCAATAGGGAGGTCATTTTTCTATATTCCACTATGAGTCCAGATTCTTTCGCTGCTTTCATCAGGTTGACAGAACTTGTGATACCAAACTTAGAGAAGTTTAGGTACGTCTGGTTCATAGCTGCAGTATCTGAGTTGAGCTTGCTTATATGGTCCAACATATAAGCAAGAGTGCCCCTAGGTGTTACAGTAGCACTACCTTTACCAGCACGTTCTCCCTCCTCGTTTGCTTTTCTCATAGTTTCCTTTGCTTCCTTTACAACTTCTAGTTTAAGTTTTCTACTCACAGATACTGCATCTTCTTTCGTTACTTTGTCCCCAAAGGTTTCCATTAAGAAGTTTACAACTCTATCTGACTTTCTACTCCTCTTACCTTCTAGTAAGTCTTCCACTGCCATTTGTTTAGCTTGTCCAAACCTCAAAAGTTCCAAGGACCCAAAACTCTTCTTACCGCCTTTTCCGAGCATCTTTTCAGCAAAACCTGACCTTTCAATTTGTATTGCTTCTCTTACTGTAGGAGTAGTCTCCAGACCCTTTGTTGTTAGTTCATTATAGAGATTCTTAATGAGAGATTCTCTTTTAACATCGTCTTCGACAGAAGCTATAGTGCTTATCCTTTGGTATAGGTTTTTAACTCCTTCTCCAGCATCCTGCCCACCTTTCTTAATACCAATCGCAATATGCTGCTCAAACATATAACCCGCAAATGAGGCAACCTCTGACATTGCCCTTCCCATTTGTCCTAGCTTGCCTATATTGTTTTCCGCAAGAGCAGCTCCAAATGCTCTCATCATCATAGGATATTTGTAAAGTTCTCCGGTTACTGACTTTTGAGTCATAAAGACTTTGGCATCGAGTCCTCTGATTCTCGTTACCTCATCCAATAATGTTTTAGCTCCTCCTTCCACCAATTCAAAAGAAGCTTCTGGGACTCTTTTCAAAGTTTCAAGAGCTGAATCTCTAAGGTCTTTTCCTCTAAAAAGGTTATAGTTTCTATTCAAGTAGGTTTCTTCAGAACGATCCTTTACTCCGCCTCCCAGCCTATTTAATAGGTCAATTACGTAACCTTCTACATAAGCGCCTTTTAGTACTTGTCTAGATGTCAACGTACTTTCTTCCTTTTTACCACCAAGGAGTTTTACAACAAGAGAGTCTTTTTGACCTTCTACTTTCGAAGAGGTAATAGTATCTGCTTTAGTAAGTATGTAAGTTTCGGACAATATCTTTTCTCTTTCTTTTCCCTCAATATTCTTTCCATGATTATCCATTAACCAGGCATCTAACACTTCTTTTTGCTTTCTATCTAAGTAAGCAGTCAAAGACTCCCCTGGTTTAAATTCCATTTCTCCATGTACTGCCAGTTCCCTTTTCACAGCTTTTCGAACATAGTCCTCTATCTTTTCCAGAACTATTTCCTTTGCTTTAAACTTTTCGTTAGTCAGTAGTTCTATATTTCTAGCACTATATACATTTGCTGCTTTTAATCTACCGTCGGAATAAGAAAAGCTACTGTCAGACATGAAACCAAGAACGTTTGAAGTAACTATTGATTCTTTTGGGGAGCCCCATCTTCTATCTATAATGTTGGCAACAAGCTTGCCACGGTCTCCGTCAAAGTCACGGTCAAGTACAGATTGAAACAAAGCTCCAACCTTCATGCTAGCTTGCTTTATATAAGATATCAGGTATTCTGCATTATCAATTATTCCTCCCTTTTGTAGTTTAGTAAGCTCTGTACTTAGCACGCTTCTAATAATCACTTGTTTCATGTGCTTACTAGCCGCGATGTTAGGATCGACTCCTTGAATACCTGTAACCCCTTCTCCCAAAATACCCTTAAAAAACTTAAAAGCTTCTGTAAGTTCTTCTACCAGTCCTCTTTCTCCTCTAACACCCTTAATCTCTCTTTGAAACTCTATTATTCTCTTTCTAAACTCATATTTCAATTTCTCATTTACGGAGGAGTTTTTAATTTGATTGGCCAGTTCTATGGAGAGTTTGATCAGACTTCTTGTTTTGTTTTTAGCTAGTTTCCTTATTTCTTCATCTGACATTCCTTGTAGTCTTAGAAGTTCTTCTTCGTTGTTGAAGCTAATAAGCGACTGGAGTCTATTAGCCAACAATTCAAATCCTATAAAATCCTTTGCGATTTTGGTTTTCTTTTTTTGAAGGACTTCATTAAATTTCCCGAGCTGTCCAGGAGCTGCTTTGTTTTCCTTTATATAGGAGTTAAGAGAATTTGCATCAATTCCTGCTCTTTCTATAAGTTCAAGGACATGAAAATTCTTGCCAAATCTTTCCTCAAACTCCTTGTATAGATTGGCTATTCCTCTGCTTATTGAGGCTGGGCCAGATCCTTTTCTGCTTTCTATTACCTTTTGCTCTCTTGCTTTGAATTCTTTTTGTTCTTCTGCTGCACTTTGTAATACCCTTTTAAGAAGTTTTATGTTTTCGGCATCTTCTCCTGAAGCATTATCAATTGCGTCTTGGAGAGCAGAATCAATAAGAGACCAGGTATTCTTTTCGTTAAGTCTCTCCCCTATAGATTTCCAATTACTGTACAACCTACCAATATCCATCCCTTTTGTTTTATTTCTTTTCAGCATTCCTATTTCTTGGATCGCGTTATTTATGTGTTTCCACGCATTAAATACATCTGCTTTATACTTACCACTGTAGATATGAGTACTTATTTTTTTGTAAAACCCCTCCTTACTGAATAGTTTTCTAATAGCCTGTACTCCTACAGCAGATTTGTTTTGGGTTGCTTTATTAATTGACTCCCAGCTGTTGAATCCCAAATCCTGGAAATTGCCAATTGTTCTTAATATTCTCCCCAGCTGAGCGTTTACCCTTCTCGCAGATCTTGAGTACTTTCCTTTTCTTACTTCTCTTTCTGTATCATAAATACCTTCGAAGTTTTTGGCAAGAGCTCCTAAAGGAGACTTGTCCAAATCTACAAACCCCAATTCTTTTGAAATATCTTGAAGCTCTGCTTCTAGTATTGCCTTTCCTATTTTGTTTGAAGAGAAGTTTGATACTAAAAATAATGCCCTGCTCGCAGAGACCATCTTGCTATTTGCCATTGCAGTAGCTTGTTCTTTATTTATAACTACTGCATTCCACTCGAGTTCCTGTCCTGGAAAACCTCTCTGCTCAGCAATTTTAGACCACGCAGATTTAATATCATCATATCTTGAAAGGTTTAAGTTAGCAGAATAGCCAGGGTTGATCTTATATATCTCTTGACTTTTCTTCCCAAAACCAACTTGTCGAGCTTCTTCTTCAATCATATTATTCGCAATTCTTTCTATAGAAGTGCTCAATATTTCAAGCAGCTCTCTCAATTCTGCTTTGTTTGCTTCAGAGCTCGTAGACCCTGCATTTTTGATCATCCTTGATAACTTATTTAGTATCTCTATTTGCAAATGCTTTAGGCTTCCTCCATTCATCTTTTTTACGTTAATAACTCCATCCCTTTGTAGCAGTTTTAATAACTCTATTTGTTTGGCTTGCGTCTTTTCTTTAGTTTCACCTAGCAGACCTTGACCAAGTTTTATTATGTCCAGGACATCTACTTTCTCACCTATCTCTCCTGGTTTAGGGATACTTACATAAAGCATATTAGTCTTGGGATTTCCTACGTAATCTTCCTGAAACAGATTTAGTCTTATCGGCTCTAGTAATGGAATTCCAGTAATCTTTAAACCGCTTCCAGGTATTACTTCCTGCATGGTTCTTTCTCTTGCCTTATAGAATATTCTAAGCCTTGTTTCATCTTCTTGATCTATGTAAAAGTTATCAATACCAAGAGCTCTTATCAAAGCCTCTGCCTTAGAACCAATATCTAAACCTGCATCAATTTTCCTGTATTTCTCTAGTACTTCCGTAACTGTGAAGTCTCCCACTCTTCTTTTTTTGATCCTTTCAGACTTTAGTGCTGTATCTACAGCAGTTTCTCCTGTCACAAACGCATCTTTTGTCATATACGTGACTTCATCAAGTACTGAAAGACTATCTTTATAGACCTTTCTACTAGCTTCTATGAGTCTTCTGGCATCCTCGTTTTGATTTTCACGAGTAGCCATGTTAATGCTTTTGTTAAAAGACAGTGCTGCCATCCTGCTCAAGTAGTTCCTTTCTATGTTCATACTCATTAGACTTGATAGGTAGGAACTCATCGCCCTGTTTATGTTGCGCATACCAGTTATTTCTATAGCGTTGAATATAGCCCCTCCCTCGTAGAAGTTGTTTCCATAAACAGGTTTCGAATGTTTTGGATAAAAATCATGACCTTGAGCTACGCCTTGTCCAAACATAATGTCTAGAAACATGGACTTAGATGAGTTAACCTTATCTCCTGCGACCATGTTCACTACTTTGGTAACGTATGTTTTGCCTGGGGATTGGTCGTCTATGTATCCAAAAAACAGATCTTTGTTTTTGCTAGAACCAAGGTTCCTTTGCAAGAGAATTGCATTAATGTCCTCATTTACTTTTTTCATTGCTTCAATATTTTTGTCCCTAATCATTTCGAGGAACTTTACGGTAGCTTTTGTATGTCTCCAGTTTTCTAGTGCATTTGCAGTAAGTTTGAAACTTACTGTAGTTTCTCCACTGGATTTAACTCTGCTGATTCCGAGACTAGATATGAATCTTTCTCCAGGTCTTCTATCTCTACCTAAAATAATCTTTGCGAAAAGGTCTTCTGCTGCTTCATAAAAGCTAGATCCTTTTGCCATTTGGCCGTTTATATTTATAACTGCCTGTCTTGAATCCAAATATCCGATTTGCCCTTTCATTGAATACTTGACATATTGGGAAAGATTTTTGGCATCTGACAGTTCATTTTCTGCTAACTGAGACAATATCCTTCTGAATATGCCCTCATTCAACTGCAAGTTATATCCTTTACCAATTAGGAAGTCGCCAGATGAAACTTGATGGATATGATTCCTTTCTATAGCTTCAGCAGCTGCTCTAGCTATTCGTACTTCTGGGTCAGAAGAAACTCTTTGAGAAAAAACATGTTCAACTAGTTCTCTAGCTCCTTGCGGAGCCATAATTTTATTAGTCGTTTTTGAGGATTCCTTTGTGACCTCCCCCAAAATATTTTTCGTATTGTAGTCTCCGGCAAATCTATATTGTACAATATTAGAGTCTCCAGTATATCTTTTTTCAAATAGCACAACGTAATGCGGAGTTTGAAGTTCCACAGAAGAACCTCTCAACTTTTCAACTCTCATATTTTCACTAACTGGAATGTCTAAAGCTTGTGCTTCTTCCCTAGTTACCAGGATCATAGGGGATCTATTCTTTTCAGCTTCTTTCAGTTTTCTTGTAATACTTTTAAATATCCTACTACCAGATTTGCTTTCTCTTCCGGATATGTACTTTATGGAATCTTCTCTTCCTCTCCTAACTCTTCTAGAAACTGCTTCTTCAGATGCCTTATTAAAAGTTACTGTGTGATCTGCAATATATGCTATAGAGTTAGATACCTGAATTAAATCCACGTTTGGGTTATTATATATCTCTGAAAACTTAACCCCGTATCTTCCTATAGTAATACTTTGGTCTCTTTCTACCCCTAAGACACCTGATAACTCATCTCCTATTGTAATCAGGACTCTTCTGACTCTAAAGGAAGCTTCCTCCCCTTCCATGAAGCTTCCTTTAGTAGTTGTTTTCCATTTTTGGTTTGCTATGTCGTACCTTTCCAAACCCGGCACCATTCTATATTTGGCGAGGATCTTTTTTATTCTTTCTTTCCCCCTCTTGATACTTTGAAACCTGGGGTTGAATCTAGTCTCTTGGTCAGTTTCCATACTTTCTGCTCTGCTTTTGGCAGAACTTAACCTCATTCTGATTTTCCTAAGCCTGTCCGCCATGATTTTTCTTTCTTCGTAATAAGAAACTCTCGCACCAGTATGGATAGCTCTTTTAACTGCAGAGTTAATGTTGAAGCCAAGAGCAAGATTAGTTCTTAGTGCTTGCTGACCTTGTGCATGTCCTCCCGCAAAAGCCACCCCACTAGGAACCGCTACTGTTTTTGCACTTTCTGCAGCTCCGGTTGATCCTGCTAATGTGGTCCTTGATTCTATATCGTATAGCTCTAGTTCCCTTCCATCAATTAGAAGATACATGGGGTTTTCAGTTATAGAAGAAAGGTACTTGAGGTTGAGTTCTCTTATTATATCTTTTACCGATTTGGATCCTCTTTTGCCAAGATCAGATATTCCTTTTTGTTTGATATAATCCATGAGCGCAGCTTTCTCTGGATCCTCCGCCATTAGCTTAGGTCTCTCCAAAATAACGGATCCAGGAAAGAGCTCTTGTTCATGACTCTTTTCTATCACTTCAAATGCTTCTTCATCAAATTGCAGATTCCTGATAGTAGAGACAATAGTGTTAATAAGTGACAAGTTGTCTTTCTTACCTGGAACTCTTTGAAGCCTTTGTACTTGAGCAGTCAAAGCTCTTATTGTTCCATCAAATCTTCCACCTTCTCCGAAAACAGTCTGACTTGGCAATATTAGGATGTTCTTTTTTCCTTCTACTCTATACTTCACTTTGGAGACTCTTGTTTGTCCATCAATTCTAAAAGTGTTGTGAGCTATAAACGAAGAGAAAAGTTTGCCATCGAATCTGTTTTCAGAAAATCCGGCAAGCTCTATCTGCTTGCGTATCATGTCATCACCATAAAAGGCAGGCAATTCCACTTCGAACTTTGCATTCCCATAACCACTGGGAAGAGTTATTTCATACCTGTACATCCCAGGAGATCCTTTGTAAACTTTTATATTTTCAAACTCTCGAGGATTGGAGTCTATGTTATCTATGTTTACGCCGAAGCTGTTTTTTAGGAACTTTGCTAAGATCCTAAATGCTTTTTGTCCTGAACTTGTTAGATCTTTTACTTCAAGCCTGCTTTTCATGGAATCAACTATGTGTCTCTGTTCTGCAATAATCTTTGCTGCTTCTAGTCTTCTTACAGACTCTGCAAATGACTCTCCAGATTCTGCAGACCTAAGCCATTCCCACTCTTGGTCTCTTGTATACATTTCTCTGTACTGAGCAACTTTTCTGTCATCCTTACTAACATAGACAGTATAAGGCTTTTCGTTTATGTCTTGAACAAGAGTCCTTATTCTTCTTTCTAATTCTTCTCTTCTTCTAGCTATATCTTCATGATCTGCATCTACAGAAGACTCTTCTGCCCTCAGTTCCTCTAATTCTTTTGCGTAATTATAGAATTCTTCATTTATCTTTGTTTCGTTGATAGTACTCTGTGCTCTAGGATTTCTTGAAAAGTGTGTACCTCTTCTTACATTTCTTTCGTAATTTCTGATCCTATACAAAGCATTTCTTCTTTTGTCTGCTGCCCTAGCTCTTTGTATAATCCACATAGCAGCAGGGGGTAAGCTAGTCAATAAGCCCAACTGAAATATTGATTCATTTTGATAATCTCCTTGGTTTTCTGGAGATAGGGTAGGATTGTTTAAATATATTTCTGCGTCTCTATATTTCATAGTCTGACAACCGATCCAAATTTAGGTATGAATCCTGGGTATCCTGGGTCTTCATCTAGCGTAGGAATATCCATACCTCTAACATTCTCCATATACTTTACCCTATTAACTTGCTGGGTCCAACCAAGACCGAGTTCATGAGCATCCAAACCTCTGGTTTGGAGAGTTTTGTAGATTATGTCATCCGATCTGAACCGAAGAGGAGCTCCTTCTACTACTCTTCTGGCATCTGTTATATACTTCTGGTATATGCTAGTATCGGGGACTTCGCCTGTAGCATATGATAAAAATAGACCTCTGGTATGAGCTGGCAAGAGAGGGGCTATTTTTTCTATATCCTCCTTGTGCATATTTAGCATCATTCTTCTGACATAAGACCTTTCAGCAGGGGATAGAGAACCAGTAACATCGTTAAAACCTGCTACTTCTCCCAGATATGCCCCTTCAGTATAAGCATAGTAAGCGGAGGATTTCTTTCTTAATGTGAATCTCCTATCTCTAGCTTCGTATTCATCTGCCAGCTCTGTTGCCTCTTTGTACTTCAGAGCGTCGGCAAGAGCCTGTACATCATCAAGTTCTTGCATCCTGCTGGCTCTTGTATTACTAGTTAGACCAAGCAAACTAGCAGCCCCTGCAATCCCTGCACCAAGGCCAGCTCCAATAGGACCTCCAAATATAAATCCTCCTGTTGCTCCAGACACAGTTGCTTGAAGAGGATCTTCTTCTGCTGCTATCAAGCTTATGTTTGCAGCAATGTAGTCTTCTATCGGATTTTGCCACCTAGTAAATCCTTTACCTAATGCAATATCTTCTCTGTACTGTTCATACATAGATTTCTTACCCATCAATTTATTGAGTATGGGATTCCTAAAGTGTGTAATGTATTCTCCAACCGCTCCAATCAACTGTTCTGGTTTCGAGTACTTTTCTGCTTCCTCTCTGAGTTTTATCGCTTCTGTTCCCATGGGGGTTTTACCCATTAACAAAGGAATAAACTTATATTCTTGAGTTTTTCGAGATTTGAGTCTTTTGATAAATTGATCCATGATATTCCTGTACATTGCCATCTCTTTGTTTCCCAAAATACCAGCACCAATTTGCTGGTGTACAATCTTCATTTCAAGCTGGGTCTCTTTTGAGAAAGGAGCAACATTTACAAGTATTTGGAGTCTATTTAGATGAGAATATGCGGGCCATCTGTTAACGGAGTACCCTTCTTCTTGAATATCTTTAGTTATTTTGCTGGCTTGCCTTGCTGCTGACTTTGCCAGCTTCACATCATTCAGATACTTTTTCAAGTCTGCATATATAATTTGTTTACTTATATTCCCATCTTTATCCATGGCTATAAGTAAACCCTGCTTGATATCTTTTGTGTTGTTTACCAAGTATGCATTAAGTTGAGCAACTCCTCCAGGGTCCACGTAATTATCTATTATTGGAACAACTGCAATTGCTGTTTTCAAACCCTTTTCATCCTGCATTACTGCATCTACAAAAGAGTGCACGTCATTTTTCACATCATATGCTACATCTGATTCTTTAATAATCGGCATTGTTTTTTTGAGTTCTCCAATAAGCTCTTTTCTTGTTCTTTCTACAACATGCCAGTTTCTCCTAAGAGATGCTAAGTAAGTTACGTCTCCTGCATAAAAACTGACTTGTTCCTCAAATGACTTTCCCATTACCATTGAGTCTATAGGATATGTATAATAAACGTCGTGGGTTGCTTCATATGCTTTCCCAGGAAGTCTAACCTCTCCCATTTGGATTTTGTTGTAAGGATCTCCTGTAAGAAAGTCTATAAAGGAGTCTTTCCCAGGTAGCCATAGTGGCATAGCGTTAGCTATCCTGTTGACTCTTTCTGTGTCACCAGGAGAAGGATTTGGGAATATACGACGAATTCCCTCACTTAATCCAACAATACCTCCAAGTTCCTTTTCCCAATAAGCTTTGCTAAAACTTGCTATATCATTTGCAGATTCTATTCTGAAACCACCACTGAAACCGGTAGGACCTCTATCTGTGGCCATATCTATAACATTACCCAATACAAATCCACGAAGGCCAGCAACATCTAGCATGTTATCTATTGTTGTGTCTGTAGCAGCTCCAATACTGTCGGGACTTATGATCGGAAGAGAGGAGATGGAACGCCCTCCTACTATTTCTCCTCCGTAAAAAGCTCCCCTTCCGCTCGATATAGGAGTTATTGAGTTAAGTGTTCCAGAGTATTGGAGACCTGGTACTGCTCCACCAGCTAGTAATGCACTTTGACTCATTTCTTGAAGAAAGTCTTGGTGCATATACCTACTCCCCCCAACAAGTGAATTTAGTGCGGTACCAATAAGAGGAAGGTTGCTAAATTTCCCTCCTACCATTTCATATGGGCGACTAATGTAATGTTTTTCAGCATATACTCCAGGGTCTATGTAAGACTGAACCACATCAACTAGATCATTCCCGATATAGTTATCTGCTCTTTGATACTGTTTCTTTTGTAGGGCATACAAGGAAGGTCTAAAGTAAGTTATCTTATCTCCCCAAAATGCAGAACCGGAAAGCTCCCAAAACCTGCCCTTAGATACAGCAACTTCTTTTTCTCCGCTAAGTTCTGCTATTACTTGTTCTCTGCCTTTTGCTAAATTCCAACTATCGTCAAAGAGTCCAAGAGGACCTCCCCCCAAAATCATACCTATACCAGCACCTATCATACCTCCTTTTATAGGACCAACCCTACCCATATTACCAATTTTCAGGCCCATTCCTATTGGTAATAACCCTCTTATTAAACCAGATAGAGGAGAGTCTATTGAACCAGGGACTAATTCCTCCATTTTTTGAGCGAATGATGTTATTCCTGTAAAATCACTCACTGTTTGGGAAAGAACTCTTGCTCCAGCATAAGCATCCCACAATATACCAGTTACACCCCCAGCCAAGCTAGTTTCTTTCAGTAAGGGAGTTTGTTGTATAAGACTAGTTACTAGATCGTGTGCACCAAATAGTAACCCTACAGGAAGAACCCTTTTTGCAAGAGTCTTTGTAATAATATCAGAGACTGTAAAAGTATTTTGTAAATCAAACCCTAGTCCAAGTATACTTAGAGCAGAGTTCATAGTTCCCACAGCTGCCAAGTGCTCTATTTCTCTTCTATTTATTGGTACTTCTCTAACATCTACCTCTGTCCCTTTCAGAATAAGGTTTGATTTTCTTACCCCCATTTTTTTGGATGTATCATCGAACACCAGAACAATTTTATTTTCTGCTCCTGGTGCTTCCTTAATTCTCTTTTTAGATCCAAACGTACTTATTGCTTCTCTAAGATTTGCCCTTCCTGAACCCAAGAAAGTACCAGATAAAAACTCTATAGACTCGGCTAATTCTGATCGAGTCAGTGCATCAACGCTTTCTCCCGGAACATATTTGTTTCCAACTGTCAGCATGTGTATTGCTGCAGATATACCGTTCATATTGGTTTCACCTAGTCTAAGCTTTGCAGAAGAAACTCTACCTGCTCCATAAGAGGACACTTCCGATAGGACTCTCGCAACCGAGTCCCTGGTAAACCTATCAGAGCTTGAGATGCTTAGGAGAAAATCAAATATTTCCTTATTGTGTTTGTCTATTCTGTCTCCGTGCCCTTTAAGACTTGCGGATAAAGCTGAGGCTCTTGTTCTATCTTTGCTGCTTAGTACAAGTTCTTGCAGTTGCCTAAGGGGTGATTCGTCAAATCCATGAACTTCTTTCAGGTAGCCTTCATGACGAGAAAAGAATTCATTGGTGTACTTTATCTTGTTTAGAACATCTATTAGGCCGTCTTTTTCATCTATAACTGCTTTCCTAATATCAAAGGCCCCAAGGACTGCTCTATCTTGAGCACTTATTCTGTTTGATTTTGCTATCACATCAAATACTTTTAATAACATACCAGTCATACTTTTAGAAGGATCTACAGCACCTTCTGCCATATCTGCTGCCCTCATGGAGGCAAAAATGCCGTTAATTATTTTTTTGGAGTAACTGTTTATCCCTTTTACTATTTCAACAGCTTCAGTGTCTCCTTTCCTTAATATGTCTTCTAACTTTTCTCTGTTCAAAGCTCCTCTTTTTAAGTCTCCAACTACTTTCCCAATGTAGGAAGGATCTTTGTACTTTCCAAAGATAGATCTCACTTTTCCGAACAAAGATTGCTCGTGACCACTATTCCACTCTAAGAAGTCCCCTAATGTTGTAACAAACTTTGTAAAGCCAGTATTTTCAGAGTCCCTATAATACCTTTTCATCTTTATATTGGTTGTAGTTTCAATACCGCTTTCTATTTCAACTCCACTTGGGCCAGTTATAGAAGCTTTACCTCCAAGTAATCCGCCCGCGATCTGTCCAGCTCTGGTATCTCCTCTGAGAAGCTTTGCTCCTTCTATAGGAGCATCTCCGGCATGCAGTATGAAAGTTACTTTGTTTCCATCTGCCAATTTGGTATGGACTTTCACGTATCTTCCAAGAACATCCAAAATGTCTCCACTTCCGAGGTCCCACTGACCTCTAGTCATTACTCCGAATGCTATTTTATCTGCTACGAACTCTTTTACTGCTTCTTCGTCCCCTTTATCAGCACCAAATGCTCCCCATTTGCCAGTTATTCTTGCGTATTCTATTGCTTTCTCTTGTTTGGCTTTTAGATAGCTTTCTGCAACTGACTCCTCTGCCTTAGTCATTATTTGTATCGCTCTTTTCGCAGCAGAGACTTTGCTTCCGCTCTTGTTATATTCTTCTACTAACTTTTCATCATTTCTTGCAAAAGTGTAAAGCTCAAGAGTCCTACCACCTTGAAGACCAACGACTCCCTTCCCTGGCTGAATACCATGTGTAAGTGCCTTAGTCTTAGCTGATTGCAGCCAGTGGTTACCTGCATCCAGAAAGTTTAACCAAGGCCTGTTAGCGATATTAAGAAATTGAGTAACTATTTTATCCATAGCATCTCTTATAGAATCTATATGAAAGACTCCTATGTCATATCTTCCTCCTAGGAAATCTATTTTTGCTCTATCCTGAGTTACTTGTCTTACTACATCCGTAGTTATGATTTCAAGATTTTCAGACCTTTGGACTGGTGACTTCCTGATAACTTTAGTTCCCATATAGCCTATGTCATCTCCATAATACTTTGCACCGGCTAACTTACGAAGTCCTCTATGGACTTCTGCGAACTTCTTGTTGAATCCTACTCTCTCCAGTTCTCTCCCCTCTCCAGTTGCAATATCCCTATATAACAACTGGCCTTTTACAGTCCTCCTACCAGATTCTTTTTTAACAGAAGAGACTGGAGCTCTTTCATCTCCCATCAAAGTTGCGTAAGAATCGTACAAAGAAGTTTTATCTTTGAACTCTGCATCTTTTACTTTCGCATCCACTATGGACAAATCTGATCTTCTTGCTTTTCTTGCGTTCACTTGTTGAACTGATCTACCTATCGCTTTGAGTGCGGCAGTAGTAGATCCAAACGCTTTAAAAGTCTGGTTTGCAGAGACAAATTTGGACATTGCATTATCGTAAACAGCAAACATTCCCTTTGTCATTTTGTTTAGATTATGCAAACTTTCTGCACCAAGTTTTGCTAAGGCTTCCAAACCGAACACAGAGGATTTCTTAGAAAATGTAGCTATTCTAGCCATTTTCAATGAGCGTTTGGCAACATCAAATCCAGCACTAAACCCCAAAGACAAAGGCAAACCAGTAGTGGCATAATAGTTAAGAAAGTTTTGATCTGCAGGGATGTTTCCTTGTATTTGTTCTACCTTGTACATTACATATGTCATTGGTAGAAACTTAACTTCCCCTTTTATCGCTCCTTTTACTACTTGCCTTGCAAAGTTGCTGCGACTACCTACTTTCCTTGAAATAGTATCTATTCTCTTTTCGTATCCTTTGATTATTTTCTTCTTGAATTTCTCCACATTCGAACTAACTTCTCTGTTTATTTCTCTGAAGTTCTCTCTGTAGTATCTTAGGTAACTTGTCCTTAGGTCTTGGTAAGATCTGATCTTTGCGCCAGTCTTAATGACAGATAAACTTGCTCTTCCAGAGGCTTTCAGACTAGATAAAAGTTTTCCACTATTTCTGAGTGCCCAATCACCAACTTTTTGTAGACCTTCAGATAATGCGTGGCCAACAATTGGATAGGCTATAAAACTGCCAATTGTTCCCAACATGTATAAAGTTTAACCTTTTATACCACTAAGAAAGGTTTGACGGTAGTGGGACTTTTCCGGGATCAGAAGATTCCATTTCAATAAGCTCTGCATTTTCTGCAGCTGTGTTAATTCTTCTCTTAGGTCTACCGAGTGCAGCTTCTTTTTTGTCCTGTGCAATTCTTTGGCTCAGGATTTCTTTGAGCTCTCCAAAATCTGCCTCTCTGTCTTTGCCCATAACCCTTTCGAATTCTTTACCAAAGTTCTTGTCTGGAGAAAGTTTTATGGGTTTGTTTAGCTTTACTGCCAGATCGTATCTGTCTTTTAAGATTACTCCAGTACTACTTTCTAGAGCGGCAACAATGGACACTTTTTCATCAAAAGACCTAATTTGTCTAAAGTCTAGATAATCTCTAATGGACATGTTTGCTATCACCATATTGTCCAGAAGAGAAGAAGGGCTTGCTAGTTCCATTCTTCTTTCTTCTAACATTTTAAAAAGTTTATTGATGTCTTTGTTTACTTCCTCTATGTCTGAACCTGATATTTCAAACAAAGCATCAATTATTCCCTTGACCAAAAGGGAGTAAGACATTACATACTTAAGATCAACTCCAATTACCCTTAAGTGATTATTAAAAAGGTGGACTATTGTTGGAAGAGTATACCTTTTTGGAGAGTATAATCTGTAGTCTTTAATGTCCAAAGGAATAGCAATTACTTTGAATTCCTTGTCTTGAAGTCTTCCCTTTTTTCTAAGGCTCTCTACAAAAGAGCGAGGAACCAAAAGTCCATCGTCAAGAACTTTTGGCTTTATCTTAATTACGTTGTATAGCTTCTGCTGAGGCACTTTTACGGATAAAGCTCCTCCAATTCTTTTTCGTCGTAGGCTTCGACATTTGTTTCTATGTCTGACCAACCACTATGTACCTGAATAGAGGAGGCAATCAGGACAAGGTCTCCGTATGGCACTTTTCTTTCCAGTACCTTCTTGGAATGGTTTTCCGGAAAGACAACTCCCATCATATTAACTACTATTTCGTTTACTCTTTTACCGATATTGTTTGCATTCTGCTCTACCCAGTTTTCTACAAACAACTCTAGCTTCTCCAGTTCATCTTTGGGAAGGTCTTCTTCTGACTTGAAGTTCTTGCCCTCTTTCCTTTGCAGGGCAAACCACTCTCTTTTTCCAGACTCTCTTGCCTCCCTTATTTCCTCTTCTTCTACTGTTCTCATTGCATCTTCTACCTTTTGCATGTCTGACATTGTTATAGCTCTGAGGATATAGACCCTATTTTTGCCAGGTGCGACACCTTTAAGGATCAATGGCTGGAGCAAGTCATCTGGGTATTTCTTTTCATATTCTGCGAGTTTAGCTTGAATCTGTTCTTTCGTGAGATTAATGTTATCAGGAATGTTCTTCTTTTCCTGATCGGCAGATGCTGCTTCATCTGGTTTTCTACTCTTTTCCTTTTCTGATTCCCAAATCATTTTACTCTCCATTTTTAACTCCATTAGCTGAGTGTAACTACTATACCATTATGATCTGAAATATAGGATTTGTCAATAGTATGTAGCTTTTTCCAGTATTTATTTCTATAGGACTCCTCGTTCATGTTAAAACCTCCAGGTTCATGAACTTCGATGCATTCATATACTTCCCCTTTGTAAACAATTTTGAATCCTGTATTGTATTTGGATACAGAAGGAGACCAAAACGGATAAACTTGCTCCCAGTCTGATTTTATAAAATTAGCTTTTGGCTTTTGCTCAATAGAACCTTCTATATCTGTTCTTTTTATCTCCCAAGTGAATTCTTTATCAGGGAACAATTCCTTAATAGTTCCTCTTTTTTCATTCTTAGTTCCTTCCAATAAGATGACTTTACACTTGCCATTTAGGGATCCAAGATGATTCTCACCTGGCTTTGTTGCTACTTTGGTAAGAATTGCATATCTGAATTCTTTGTTTTCTTGGGAATCTATTTTTACAGTTACATCGAGACTTTTAATTAAAGAACCTTCTCTAACATATCCGGCACTATATCCTTTAGAAGAAGAATTCTTTCTGCACAAAAATAGTGCAGATCCATTCTCTTTGTTGCCAGAAACATCTCCAGGAACTACATAATACTTACCCTGTTCATAGAACTGTATTTCATTAGGTTTATATTCCTCATATTTTATGGTGTTTTCCGGAGAGTATATGTCTATAACCTTGAACGAGCTCTGGTTGAGACTCTGCGAAAAGCTACCTTCTATATCTGACCAGAGTATATGGTCAATGTCAAGAGATTTACTTTGATCATATGCATTAGGAAAGCTTACATAGTCTCCTGTTATAGTTTTCATAGGGGGGTTTAAAACGGAAGTAAAGAAACTTAGAGAAGCATCTCCCACGAACTCCGGAGCTGTTAAGTTCCTTTTCCTTGTTGTGTTAAAATCTCCTCCGACTACGAATCCATAACTCGAAGAACCAGCCTCTTGAAATTGTTTCCTTTTTGATTCAATAAACCCTGCTGCGACAGAACAGGTCATTTCTCTTAGTGTTTTATTCCATGCTTGAAGGACAGTTAAAACAGAAGAGTCTACAGAATTAAGACCTAGGGCTTTAGGAGATGGTAGATTTGATTTCAAGTGCACATTCAAAACCCAGATCCTTGATCCTTGGTGCAAAATCCGGGCAGCCAATATTGGGCGGATACTCCTGTTGAATTCAAAGTTTACTAATAACTTTCCCCAAGCTGGCTGTCCTGCGACAGCTTGTTGTAGCTCTGTTCTGGTATTTTCTACATAGTTTATAAGTTTGATTGTTTCTAATTCGTTGGCAGGACCAAGTGAATCAGTTCTAGGTCTTTTATGAGCGTCAAAGTATTCAAAGACATTTATACGTTCAACTTCTTCTATGGGACTTTTAGATACAATACACAACTTTTGAGATTGATTTACAACTGCCTGGTCATTGATGGTGGATACAAGATATGGATAGCATATTTTATCTCTATCTGACTGATCCACACTTTCTGTGCTCAAGTAAGAATTGTACCTCGCTATTACTGATGCCAGGTAGTTAACGGAAACCACTTCTTGAAAGAGCATTACGTCTGGAGCATCCTTACTTGTAGGAAAGTTTGTTTTGAGGATTTCAAACAACTTTGATACTCTTTCAAAGTCCACCAGTTTACCTTTGTCTAGTGGAGTTTTTGTAGTATCTGCATCTTGTAACTCTTTTTCGTTAGCAAGAAATGCTGCAGAGTCCATGTAGTTAATGTCTTCATCTAGTAGGACAGCCCCACCTACTGCGGGGAAGAATTTAAGGTTCCATGAAAGAACTTTCAGATCCATTATGCACTAACTCCGATTCTGTCAAAAGTTATAATTCTAACCCCGTTAGTGTTTGCGTTAACTTTGGCAATTTGTTTAAATCCTGTCCCAAGCTTCTTAGCATTATCTGGCAATGCCAAGTCTGTTTCGGACAATGGACTGGATTTCTTAAATCCTACGCTTACTTGCTCCCACTGTAGCTTCAAGGAGCTACCACCTCCCACTGTAGTAGACTTGAACCTTATTATGTAATTACCATTTCCTTCTTTTCTTTCAAATATGTCATAAGAATCAATATCCGAGTATATCCTAAGCATATTAGGTCCTAAAGGACTTATGCTTGGTTTAACTCTTCCTAGCTCTCCAATTTCTATTTGTGCTTGTTCAAATTCTTCGTCTGAGAGTTCTACTCCTATGTTGTCTACACCAATAAACATTTTTGCAGCAAATAGTGACCATAAAGCTGCTATAACTTTCTTATCAAACTTCTCGACGTCCTTGTCTATTTCGATACTTGTATACGCACTATTTTTTAGGCCCCCAAGAGAAACTCCTAAAATTGACAATGGTTCTCCGGTTGCATAAATGTCATAATATTTTGAGGTTCCATCATTCTTTCCGAAAGTATGTCCTGTTGCAACCATAAACTTTTTACTGTCGAATGTTTTGGTGATTGCTAGCCTCTTGCTATCTTCCACTCCCAGCAAATCAGCAAAGGAACAATACTTTTCATCCTTTCCAGGTCCGGAAAATAAAGACTTAAGCTTCCCTCCAATTTCTTTTACAAAGTACTCTCCTGGTACATATGTTAACTCATTTAGTGTCAAATCTGATAGTCTAACACTATCTGACTTGTAAGTCTTTATTGCAGGGTCATTGTATCTGTCTTTTAGGTACCTTAATTTAAGCTCTGCTTTTGCAAGTAATATTCTGTTGACACCTGGAAGGTAAGAAAAGTGTATATCTGACTTTTCTGTAACAAGTAAATTGTTTGGTTTATTTTCATTGCCGGGAGAGTTTGTTTTCAGTACTGGGCTCCTTTTAGGGATAAAAGAAGGGACTTCTTCCAAGCTAGAAGACAGCAAGTTGGACTCTGATTCTGGATCTCCACACAGCGTTAAGCCTTCTCCAAAAGACCTTGTGCATGTTAAACCGTTTATATTTTTACCTATGCCAACACTCACATTAGTTACAGCGACATGTATTTTTTTGTTGTCAAGAGTTGAAGACGGTCCAATATATACTTTTGATGCAATCGCAAATAGCTGTTCGACTTTTGTCTCATTTTTTCCTTCCTTTAGAACGGAAAGTCTGACAGGAAGGCTACTTGGCGAGGAGGGCATTTTTGCCCCAGAAACTAGAGAATAGAGATCTATTTCATTTACTGCATCTATGTCGGACTCACAACTAGAGCCATCCATATATTCAAAAATGCCACCAGCCTCTGACAATAGATCAAACAAAAACTGTAACATATCGATATTTCTCTTATTTCCGGAATTCTTGTCCGACTTCTTAATTGTTATGACATTTTTTAAGTACGATAGTATCGCAACTGTATAGTAGACTACTCCACCAGAGGCATCAAAGAAATACGCTCTATTATTCTTTCTGTTGTCTTCTTCATTCTTTAATATATCAAGTGCTCGGCTAAACTCTTTTATAGACCCTTGATCAATTTCTAGCTTGATGACTACCGACGATAAAGAATTCTCTGAGATATACTTTTCTATTTCTTCGACCCTGGTAATGTTGGAAGGAAAAACCTCCCCAGATGATATGCTAAGGAAGATTGCAGTATTTGAGCTATCATCTCCTCCATTGTTACTACTGTATAACTTTGATGCTTTGGCTGCTTCATAATACTTTTTTAACAGATTGGAAGCAAGTACAACATTTTCACTATTATAGGAACTTAAATCACCTGATTGTGAGGTGTCTGAAGGTATAAGTATAGTTGGTTTTTGCCCTTTTTCAACATATTCCCCACCGAGATACGATCCTACCCCAAAAAAGGAAAATAGGGACTTTTCGGAGATGTTTTCATCTATATTGGTAACTCCTGTGAGATAGGAAGAAAAGACTGTCTTGATATCTTCCCCTATGTTTCCAAAGTCCGGAATTACAACTACTGAAATATAGGAAGGTGAAACTGGTTTCCCATCTTTTAAAAACCCTTTCCTTCCGGATTGCCTTAAGATGCCTACATCTTCTTGGGAAAAAGATAGCTCACCAGGACTCTTTACATATATACCAGCATAAGGGTTTACTGCGTTTGGATCTTTGTAAAACTTGTAAGAAGTCAGCAGCTTGGAAAGCACTGCAAAGCCATACAGAACGGCTCTTCTTTTAGAAAGGCCTATATTTGTCATTGAAGTCAAAAAGGATAAAGGGTGGAAGTCTACAATGCTCTCATGATCCGATCCACCTTCTAAGAGAGAGTTGTAGTCATCAAATGTCCCATTTAGTATACCTTCCAAGGTTCTAAATTTTGTTCCCCTTGGAAGGTATGGATACATGCCATTTCTAAGGAGGAAGTCTGTATAAGTCTTTCCCGTTACTGTTAGCTCAGAGTTTTTTATAAAACCAACATCTCTGAGTTTATCTGAGTTAATCATCTCTACTATCTTGTTTTTCTTATCCTGGTAGGAGTGGTTGTTTCCAATTTCTCTAGTAAGTTCTTCCGCGTCTGATTTCTGATAGGCAGCAGGAACCCCAAAAGCAGCAGTGAAATAGATATCTCTTTCAATGCCAGGAACTTTGGTGTCAGAGAAGTTTCTTAAAACAAAAGAAAGTCTTCTTGACCCTTCGTTAGATGAATCTGCATATAAAGAGGTACTTAATATTTGCAGAAGCTGAGCCGGGAGCCAATTTAGATGTTTTAGGGATTGGTCGTTTTTTTGTGCCAATTTTTTGGTTATATTAAGAGCAGTTTCGAGATTACTTTCTATTCTCTTGTTTTGTACAGCACCTTCTGTGAGAGCTACTGAAAAGTTTACCGGATTGTTTGGATAAAAGTTAATCTTGTCAGAAACTGATTTCGCTATAAACTGCACTTCTCCTGAGTACTTTGGGGCCTTTATGTTTATTACCTGAGCAAAGACTGGTCTTGAAGACAAGTAGCCAAACTCTATGTCAAGTATTGCTGTTTTGCTCAAACCATTGATTCTTGGATTGTCAAACTTAGACAGATAACTGGGAGGAACCTCCATACCAAAAATTGATGTCCCTATAACAGTTTTTGGATCGTCTTTGATCTTTTCTGTCCATTCAGAAGATTTGACAATTTTGCTCCATATATCCTTTCCCACTGCTTGCTGCAACATTCTATCTGAGAAGATAGAAGCTTGATCAAGCTTCCATTTGCCATGAAAGGCAAATCTTTTATTTTCTACTAAGGATCTCGCAAAACTATCAAAGTTTTTGATTACGCATCTGTAACCGAGTCCCTTAACAATATCTGGAAAACCATATCCGGGTCTAAGGAATATACAAGCCATCCTGTTGGTAGTGGGATCTTCCATGAAGGATAAATCGATAGATGTCTTTCCAACCAAAGAAGACAATGTTATCCCATTTTTCAAGTCTTCTGACTTCAAGTCTTTCAGAACTACAGGATACATTTTTGTAAATTTAATCCCTGCTGAAGAGTCTTTAGAGACTTTCAACATGTTAGTAAAATCCTTCAGGGGAACTATGTACTCCGTATCCTCATTTGATGAAGAACCAAAGAAAGAAGATTTGTCTTTCGAATAGATTGAAGAAGCTATAATTTTATCTCTCATTATCTTTTTTAGGTCTTCTTCACTTGTTCCTTTTTCTATTGGTTCAAATGTATTTACTATTCTTGAGTTTTCTATAACTGCTTGACCAACAACTCCCATCATGTCCAAGAGTTGCAAGGTAAATGCACAGTGGGTAGCTATTGTTCTTACAGGGTCTAAATTACCATCTAGCCATTTTGGTTTAACTACCTTAAACAAAAATACCCACTTTCCCTCTTCTATGTTTCTTACAAACTGTTCGTATGTATATGACTTTGTATGATCTATGAAAGAATACTCGTCTGTACCTTCTATACTTTCCACCAAGCACACTGGGATTTTTATTGAGGCATCCCCTGGCACTATGTTTTTTTCGCCTTTAGGGTAAGTCCACGAGGAAAGGAAGAACTTAGAAACTGAAAATGCACTAGCCAGGCTAGCTCCATTGTCATTAGTCTTTCCTTCTAGTACAGAATTAGAAAGCTCTTTTAAGAATTCTAGTAGCGGTGTTGCACTTCTTACTTCATACTCCGGAACTATAGAAGCATCCTCTGAAGAAAGCTTTGATGCATACAAATAGTACTGATCAACTCCATCCTTCAGTAGCTTTCTTAACTTTTCATTTCTTAGGATGGTATCTAGGATAATTCCTGCTATGCAAAAAACAGCTACAACTAGCGCCTCTTTTTCCCTTTGCGACCCATTGTATTCTACTCCTACAGCGTCCCCTATGGAAATAAGTTCCGGAATTGAGAAGATAGAAGAATTGCTAAGCAGATTATATTTTGTAGCTATGGAATTTATGAGCTCTGCATTTATAGAATCTGCATCTTCTATTGAGGAACCCAGTGGGTAGAGTATTTGCATTCCGATAACAGAGGATCCTCCCCAAAAACTTGAAATCATATTAGGCTTACTAAGTAGGAACAATAGGGGACTTTTAATGGATGACAGCAAAAGATCGTTAAAGCTGCTTGAGATAACATCCACAAGAGAAGAGGAAAGTCCGAATTCATTGATCATTTTTCCTCTTACCCAGGATAGGTTTGATCCCTGTGCAACAAAGTTTTCGAAGGCCTCTTTGTTGCTCAAGGCCAAGCCGAGAAACTGTTTAGCAGGATTACCTTCTCCCGTGGAAAAGTTTAGCTGAGAAAGAATACTATTTATTAGTACAGGTACAGAACTATAAGAATAATTTATGTTGTTTACAAACATCCCAACAAACTCTTTGGGATCCCTAATTTCAAACTTTTTATAGTGTTCAGATCCTTCTTCAACTTTCCCGTCACCAGAAAGGAATCCATTCCACGGAATGAAGCTCACGTTATTGGGAACGTAGTTGTAGTCTAAAGCAGGCGAAGAGCTTGAGGGATTTGGATTGAAATTCAAACCATTACCAGATACAGTAAAGTATTCCTTAACTGTATCTGAAAATATACTTGAATCAGTAGACGGTATGACAAACTTTTTGATAGAAGCAATCTCTGAAAGAGAGTACTTCTTCTTTCCTAATATATTTGATGGGTTAGTTTGGTCAACTACTTCTATTGTGATAGTCTCAATATCTCCTGACTCTTCAGAGATTACTCTTCCTCTTACCTTTTGTGAGGTTTTGGTTACTATTTCTACCATTTCTCCACTTCTGTCCTCCCTGGTAAAGGCTATTCCAAGCAAGCCAGCTATGGATTTTTTGAAGTCTTCTACCAGTTCCACATAAAAGTGGTCTGATGTTATACAAGAGTACATAAAGTCTCCAAAAATGCCACCATTGGAGACATAGAAAGGTCCAGCAGAGTTGGTTATTTTGTCCGGATAGAAAGAAGGAAGCAAATCTCCTAATTCTATCCTTGAACTCGGAAGAGTTTCTAAGGAAGACCTTCCGAAAAGAATCCTTTTAGCAACTGAAAAAGAGAAGGCTATATCTTTTAGTTTTGTTTGTTGTACTGGTCTTGTACTTATGTTCTCTTTCGAGGGTTCTGACTCTGGTTTTATGCTTGCTGTAACATTTGGGGAGACAAAAGACGAAACTACTTCTATAATACCTGGTCTAGCTTTAAACTCTGGACTTAGCAAGGAAGCTTCATCTATACAACTTCCTGGAACAAAGGGGTCAGTTGTATATCTTACGCTCTGGTCTTCGCTGTATATTACTTCTCCTGGCTGAATGTCTATTACAAACGAGTTGTCCTCCGGATTGTAAAGAGACGTTTGTTTTACAGACGCATCTATAAAGATTTCGGAGGTGCTAGCATTGGCAGAGACAGCTGCTTTGTTTATTTCTTTTCCTATGTGTATTTTGCATTCCTTCAAGGAGCCCAAGATAAGCTTTCCTATGGCTTTCAGCCTTGTGAAAGATATAGTGTTATCAGATCTTACAATGTATAGACTCGAATCAGAGTTTATTGTCATATTATCTGTTGCTACAAGTAGCAAATCGTTTAGGGAGCAAGAAAGAAATTCGCGAGATGCTGATCTTTGCAACAGTGAGTTGTATGCTCCTTCTGACAAGTTGTCTGATACATTGGAAGATAAGTCAGAGTTTAAAGCACCAAATGAACCAGCAATCCTTCTTAGTATGTCTTTGTATATATCAAAATTTGATGTACCAATTTTGTAGTTTTTGTCATAGATTTTTGAAATCCCAGACAAGGACACATTTCTAAGAAGGGAGCTTATAGGAATTGAATATTTTTCTTCATCGTAGCCACCAAGTCCATAAGTCAGTATTTCTGCATCTAAAAAAGGAGCTATGTTTTCTTTGAAGACGCTTGGATCTTCTGGGGAGTAAACTCCAGGACTATCCCATCTTTTCCTTTCTGCTCCGAAAACAAGATGGGCATAAGGTGGGGTTTCATAATAAAGTATTTGCAGCTCATTAAAGTAGTTGTCTTCTGAAGGTTCTGCGTAGCCATATACAAAAGAACCATCGGATTCTTTTCCCATATAAGAAACAAACGGAGTCCAGTAGAAGAAAGAAGGCAAGTCAGAGTAAGCCTTGATGTTAGAGCCTGACTTTATTCCTCCTTTCCACCTCGGAGAGTTCAACAGCTTCGAACTAATTACATCCTGCCAGTCTTTTTCTTTGATATACTCTCTAACTTTCAGGGCAGAAAACTGATCCAAAGTTTTTGGAGAACCATCATCTGCTTCTGCTGGTTTATTTCCTGTTTTACTTACCTGATTTATAGCAGCTCTACCCAGTATTGGAGAAGTTATCTTGTCCTTGACTTCAGAAATAGACTTATCCAAATCACTAATTGTAAGGTTCTTTGTTCCATGTTTTACGATGGTATTTGGTACAAGATCTGTTTTTGAATATTGGGGAGTCTCTTCTACGTCATAAAATAAATCCCCAGACCAGATTGCTCTTTTCCAGTCCTCATCTAACTCGACTTGGGTAGATCCTTCTGTAACTGGCTTTTCCAGCCTAGTATCAATGTAGGAGACATAGTCTTTATTTCCTTTTTCAGTGTAAAAAAGAGGAACATTGACAATGTTAGCGAAGTCAGCCAGAATAGGAAGACTCGCTAGAGCAGAGTTTTCACTTTCATCTATTTTTGTTGGCAGCACCATTCTTGCAGCTGCAAGTGCAGAGGTGCTTTTGAGTTTTGTTCCTATAACAGAGCTTTTTGAAATGATGACTTTTTTGGCTTCTGTAAACCATTTACCAAAAATACCACCATATGCTACTCCAGCTTTTACCGGAATAAACAAAGGTCTTGTGATTTTGCCTAGATAAAGACCACCCTTTACCATTGGTTTTTGAGGACAATTGTACATTTCCCTTCCAACTTCCACTTCTATAGAAAGAGGAAATGCTTTGTCTTCCACCAGCCCTTTTGATGCTAGTTGGGAGTCTATTGTCATAACGTCAGAAGCGTTCAAAGATTTAATCAAATCTTTAGCTCCTTCTTTGGGAACTCTTAGCGTCCAAGGAATATTAAACTGGTCAATGTATTTGTATTCTGGAGGAACCTCGTCTCCGAACTTGTTGATGGAGTCTTTTGGCATTGATACTTGATTTTTAATCGAAATTCTGGCAGCTTCTTCGAACGCTTTTTGTGCTTTGTTTTTTTGGTCAGCTATGAACTCTTGAGCTTTCTTGATTACTTCAGAAATGTCCCCAAAAGCGATATGCCTAAAAATGGAAGCAGCATGAGTTAAAGCAGTTGGGGTTATAAAATATCTGACATCATAGCCACAAATCATCTCCAGATGATTCAGCCTGTTATATACATTGTACTCTTTTGAAGGAGAAGATGCTTCTATAGAAGCATCCGTTGTATCCTTCGGAGCTAGTGGTTGATTTTTTAACCTACCAACATCCCCTTTTCCAGGAGAAGTACCATCAGTAAAAAGTGTCTTAGTAGAATCTGTGATAGCAGGAGGATTTGCACCAATTCTCCTTGCTGCCAGTTCCTTGTCTCTGAGGTTTATTTCTGCCATATTAGAATATTATCCCTCTAGGATTTGGATCCTGTCCTCTGTAAGCATTTGGATCTTTAACTGCTTCATCCAAAACAAACATAGAAGGTCTTGGTGCTTTCCTAGTCAGCAAGAAAACCTCTGAAGTTTTACTGCCTGCGTTGGAAAGGAGCGGTTCTCCTGTTTCACTAGTTATTCCTCCGACCAGTTTGTCCAAATCTTCCCCATAAATGTAATCAACAGACCACTCTGGAGATTTAAAATATCTGTTGAAGCCATCTACAAGCTGAGTGTCTACTCTATTATATACTGCTCCACCTACCGAAGTTCCTCCGTTAGCTAACACCTCATCACCTTCATATTCATCTGGATTTGCACTGATGATTTCTTTGACGTCGTTGTAAATTATTCTAGAAAGGTATTCAGCTAGTCTGTCTTTAAAAACTATGTATCTTTCTCCATTGTTATAAACTGATATGTTTTTAAGAGCAGTAGAAGGGACTGGAGTTTCCCCACCAGTTCTTGAGCTTCTGACAATGGTTGTATCTTGGAATATTGTAGTTAAGTCTAAGCCAATGGAATCTAAGATGTTAACTGCTTCATTTATAATAGGAACGTGAATAGCCAGGTTCCAAATTCCTTCTGCAGTGTCAAGTGCAGCACTCCCGAAAATACCGATAGTTTTTGCTGCAAGTCCAATGCCGGAAGCAGCAAGGCCAATTCCTCCTAAGGTAAGGGCAGTTCCCCCTCCTTGTATTATATTGAAAGTAAGAGCTTGCCAAACACCATCATGTTTTAGCGCCCTTAAGGATCCTGCAAATAGTCTGATTGCGATGTCTGTTTCTCTCCTATAGAAGTTTAGTCCTGCATTCGCAGAAACATTTGCTAGAGTTGTAAAAATATCCTTTGGCCATCTTTCATCGAATGTGAAATATGATCTATCACATCTTATAAAAGAGGTATATACCACTTTGGAGGAGGGCATAGTGGTTGCCGCTGATACATAGTCATTACGGCCAATTACTTGAGTAAATCTGCCACCTAAATCTCTGACTCTGTCAGAAACTATTCTTACAAGCATGCCTGGAAGTTTTTTATCTCTAAGCAATCTTGCGATAGTATCTTTGTTCCAAGTTGCTGAAAAGTTAAGGACTTTATTAAATCCAGTCTCATTAAATCCAACGATGCTGTATATATAGTCTATCTCTTCGTTTGATACGCACTCACAACCATCGAGCAAAGATGCCGCAATTGCCCTGTTTACTTTTGCGTGAGAACCAAAAGCTAGACTTAGCTCTCCGATAGTGCTATTTGCAATAAGTTCATCCAGTCCTAGGGGAAATACTTGGACTATTACAGAATCAACTGCAAATCCATAGGCAACTTTTCCAAAGTCGTCTTGAAGATCTATTTCGTAATTTACAACTTTATCACTATTGCTAAGAATTCCTAACGTCACCGTTTCAAAGACGTTAGACAAAAAGGAGCTAGCACCAAAAATAATATCCAATGGGCCAAGAGGAGTCAGAAGGTACCAAGCTTCTGCTTCGTACTTTGAGACTAAATCTATGGGAGATACTTTGCTTGCGGTAGGAGTTGCGGACTTAGCCACCTTGACGTAGGATCCATCAAAAGTCTGCTTTAGTGGTACTAGCGAACTATACTCATCTGGAAGAGATATCCTGTTTTCAATAATAGACAAAAAGTCACCTTGCTGAATAAGAGGATAGTCTTCTATAAGAACCCTTTTTGTTTTATCATCCAAGTCTTCTGTTTTAATGGTAGGTATAGGCATATAGAACATCGACCTAACAGGTGCCCTTATGAAGCCCCCTGTTCTTTCATCGTAATCTCTATACATAGCAACCGTCATAAAAGCTGCCATGAGAGTAGAACCAGTGACAGAGTGAGTATCTTCTTCCTGGAAAGTATAATCCCCAGAATTTTTAATACGGGCAGGAAGAAGTGGATCTTGTCCAAAAGAATCACCTACCGTACCAGGCATTGCAGGTACAGGTATAAGCCAAGAGTAAGATAAAGCTCTGTGAGTAGGAAGAGCTCTACTGATAAACGGTGTATTTGCAATTAGGAAATCAGGATCGGGAAATAGATTCTTCCATACTCCCCTCAGAGTTGTGCGAGTAGGAATTTCTCCACGTTTATACTCCCTATACTGATATGGCTTATTTTCTTTTATAATGTTTTCAGCAGTTTCTGCTGGGGAATCGATTTCATAATAAACAGTATTGTATTGAAGAGGGATAATGTCAGGTACACCATATTGTTCAACTTTTACTGGGGTAAGACATAATTCTGGTCCCCAACCAGCAATAGCTGGAGGAAGTGATCCTATAAATCCTATGTTGTTAGGATTTAAAGCTACTGGTATACTTACATCTTTGATTAGAACTTTCATATTGCTTTTAAGAAAGTTCATAAAAGAATCCATAAAGTTTCTAACAGTCGCATCGAAGTCTATTCTCTTCTTACCCAACAATGAACCGGTTTCTGGGTTGTCTCTGATTGGCCTTCTTCTACCAAACCAGCTAATGACTCTTATTTGTGTAGCACCATCCGCAAGTATTGCCTTACTGGATGTGTCAAAGGTTACATCTTCAAAGACATCTATTGCTGGCTCTGGGTCTGTTATATCGCCAGATACGATTATCAGCTTCGGTAAGTCCCAGTCTCTCCCAGTAATAATTTCTGTGTTTATCCTTTTCAGACTCTGATCCACAATTCTAGCTGCTTCTGTAGGACCATATTTGCTGAGTAGCCTTACATTTATGTCTGCTGCTAAGAGATTATTTCTTTGAGAAACGATATCCTTTATCAGCTCTCTTTGGTAGTTTTCTTTAGCCAACAAAGTTTTATACTTTGCAATTGTTGCAAGAAGTTCATTTGTTTTAGTTTCGAAGACATATAGGTTACCCCTAACTATATACTTACCCTCAAGAATGTCATCAAAGTATTGTGAGGCATAGTGGTAAACTGGGGTCTTACTGTTTTCTTCTCTGTGTTCAATGCCTACTATTTCAGATATCCAGATTGGACCAAAGAATACACTGCACCTAACGGAAGATTTATGGTTGGACTTGTAGGGATCATAAAAAGTGGGGTCTTTAGACTGCTGAGTAGTGTCGGCTATACCAAACTCATCAGTCCTAGTGACAGCCTTTATTGATGCCCTGGTAGCATCTAGTTTGTCTTGGAATTGTCTAGTATCTGCCAACTTAGTACCCTTCAGCTACTTGTTAAGTATATCTGATCTATCTTGTCTAAAAGCATTTTGGATAGAGGTACCTCATATAGCTTGTTTGCTTAGATGTTTAGCACACATTTAGTGCTTGTCAACACAGGTGGGCGTAAGACACAGACACCGACTACCCAATAAGGAGATGAAGTAAAGATGTCAAAGATTTTAAAACAGGAAAACCAAGTATCTAAAGTAGACCCAGAAAAGCTAAAACAACTAGATGGAGCCTTGCTTTCCATAGAAAAAGCATTTGGCAAGGGAGCAATAAGACGTCTAGGGGACACAAAAATAGAGCCAATTGAATGTATTTCGACTGGCTCTATGAGTTTGGACTTAGCTCTGGGAATTGGAGGAGTTCCAAGGGGCCGTATAGTGGAGATATACGGTCCAGAATCTTCTGGTAAAACTACTATCACTCTCTCGATTATTGCAGAGGCACAGAAACTCGGAGGTACTGCAGCCTTTATAGATGCTGAACATGCACTTGACCCAAAGTATGCAAAGAAGCTAGGAGTAAATATAGACGAACTTCTAGTTTCACAACCAGACAGTGGGGAACAGGCACTGGAAATTACAGAATCTTTAGTAAGATCCAATGCGCTTGACGTAATCGTGATTGACTCAGTAGCTGCTCTGGTACCAAAGTCGGAGCTAGAGGGGGACATGGGTCAAGCTTCGATGGGCGTGCAGGCGAGGCTTATGAGCCAGGCTTTAAGAAAACTCACTGCTGCGATCCACAAGTCAAACACGATTGTCATATTTATTAACCAAATTAGAATGAAAATTGGTGTCATGTATGGCTGTTTCCACTATGATACCCTAGTTAACTTTGCTGATGGTAGAAGTATACCTATAGGTAAGGTTGTAGACGAGAAGATAGAAGGTGAAGTATATACTTTCAATGAGGAAACTAATGAAATAGAAACTAAGCCAATTATAGATTGGCATGATAATGGAAAAGTAGAATCCAAAGAAGACTTTCTCCATATTCAAACAGAATCTATAGATGGTAAAGGTCGATTTGGTTTTACCTGTACCCCAAATCATAAAATACTAACTTCAGTAGGATGGAAAGAGGCAAAAGATCTGTCTTATACTGATAAACTAATTTCTAAATATGTTTTAACTGTCAATGGCACATATGGAGAATTCCTCAATGGATGCTTAATTGGAGATAGTCATATATCTATTAGAGATAAGAATACTGGATCACTTCGATTTCAAGATAATGAAAACGCTGAATACCTTAATTGGAAACTGGATAAACTCCAACCAATTCTAGGTAGCATAACTAAAAGAAGTACCAAACAGGGAATTAGATTTGAAAGTGGTTATACGTATGAGTTTTCAAAGATTAAAAGAGAACTAGGAAAAAGGGATCCTGTATATATGCTTAAGAACTTTAGTGATTTGTCTTTTGCAATATGGTTAATGGATGATGGAGTATATGATGGTTCAAACGGCCATAGTAGATATTCCATATCAGTAAAGAGATTCAGAAATAATAAGCAAAAACTAGATGAAATTGTAGATATATTATCTACAAAAGGATTACCTTGCTCTTACAATCTTAACGAAGGTTCCATCTACTTTGACACTAAAACGAGTGAAATTATAGCTCAGAGAATATGTAAGTATGTTCCAGGACCAATGCAGTACAAGCTTCCTGAGTCCTACAGAAATAAGTATGAGGATTTCACTCTGTCTAATTCACCTAAGTTAGTTACAGAAGAAGTTAAAATCAAGCTGATTAGGAAAGCCTCTGACAGACAATACAGATGTAGAAGAAAATTCGATATATCTGTAAAAGATAATCACAACTACATGGTGGGAGGTAAACACAACGGGGTTATTGTACATAACTCGCCCGAGACAACAACCGGAGGAAACGCCCTTAAGTTTTATGCTTCTGTGAGAATGGATGTAAGAAGAGTAGAAACAATTACTAAAGGAGAAGAAGCAATTGGCGCAAGAATTAGAGTAAAAGTGGTAAAAAATAAAGTAGCTCCTCCATTCAGAAAAGCCGAATTTGACTTGTACTTTGATGAGAGAGGCTTAGACAAAGCATCCCAAATTTTAGATTCTGCGGTAGCAATGAATCTCATAAAGAAATCAGGTGCTTGGTTTTCTTATGGAGATAACAGAATTGGCCAAGGAAGAGAAAGTACTGCTGCTTATATCAGAGAAAACCCAAAGTTCATGGATGAACTTGAAAGCAAGATAAGAAAAGCCCTTGCTAGTGGCGAGTCAGTAAAGGAAGTGATACCACCAGAAGACAACGCAGAAAACAAAACTACTAAGGAAAAGGTTGAATAAAGATGGATAAACTAAATCAGATCAAATTTTTGGACAAAGTAAGAGAAATAAAGAACTCCGGGTGCCAAAGGTGCCCGGATTTGGCAGCCATAAGAACTAACATTGTAGTAGGTAAGGGAAACCAAAATGCCGATACTCTCATTATTGCACAAGGTCCTGGTACACAAGAAGACCAAGAAGGAATACCATTTGTCGGTCCTGCAGGGAAGCTCCTTCATTCTATCATTTCTGCCGCAGGCTATAACCCTGAGAGTGATTTCTATTTCAGCAATGTTACTTATTGCCATACTCCTGGCAACTCGAAACCAACGTCAGTCCACTTGCAGAACTGCTCTAGCTACGTCAGAACAATTACAGCACCTTTTAAGAAAATAGTTGCACTTGGCGCATCTGCAGTGGAAGGAATTCTAGCAATTTGGGGAAGAGAACACTTAGCCAAAGCTTCTTTATCAATGAAAGATATACTAACAAGGGGGACTCCGCTAGAGCTTTCCAGTGGAAAGCTTTTGTTTATATGCTATCATCCAAGTTTTCTGCTAAGGAACCAAATGACAGGTCCACAATTTAGTGAGTATAACTTACTTCTGAATGAGATAAAACAAGCGAAATCTTATAATAAAGATCTAGTAAATAAAAATGCTAGAGTAGAGAACTCAGCATTTAGGTTATTCGCCTCTGGAGAAAATGTAAGCTTGTTCTAGCATGGCAGTAAAGAAATCTTTGGAAAAGAAACCATTAGACGTCAGGCCGAGTTACACCTCATTGGAAGAACTATGCAAGAAGTATTCCCATGAAGCTTATGTTCCTAGCGGTACTTCTGGAGACAAAGTATTCAGAGTGAATACAATGATGAAAATACTTAGGGAATTTTGTAGTCTCCATAACTACACATACAGTATAATTCCGAGATTTATAGATGTTTCAAATGCAGTTAGGACAGTTGCAGTATCTGTAGAAGTGAGGGACTCAGAAGGCACAACAATATGGGAAACGTTTGGAGTTGCAAGTAGGTATACCTATACCCTTAGCAGCAAAATTAAGGATGCTGCTATAGAGGTAGCACAAACAGTAGCCACTGGTAAAGCACTGGTAATGCTAGGGATAACTCCTGTAGATAATTTTGTTACTTATAGTATGGAAGAGTTAGAACTACATAACTCAATAAAACAAAAAGTAGACCCACAAATACTAAGAGCAAAAGCTGCAGAGTTGATAGCTCAGCTTCCAGAAGAATTTAAGAAGAGAGCAAGATACGCAAATATAGGTATTGACACTGTACTTGATCTTATAGATGTTGAAAAAGACAGTGTTGATGTGCTTGCTGAAAGACTCGGAAACTATCTTGAAACGGGGAAATCAGGTAGGTTGAACAATGTTGAAACCTCTCCTGATAAGGCGACTTGAAAATGAAGAAAAGGTAATTACTTATTCTCCAAGAAGGCTGGCAAAAGCATTCTATTGTGGAAAGTCTGCATATCATGACAGGTTTTCTCCTGGAAGTCCATTAACAAAAGGAATAGAATACGGGTCTGCAATAGACTCAGAAATATCAAAATTAGTATCTGGAAAAGAGTATAAGTACTCTAAAGAGATAGAGTTTTATGTTCTAAATACTCCTAGCTTGACAGATGATGTCAAGCCTTCTCAGGAGTCAAAATCTAACATAGAGTTAACTGTTTTTGGGGAGAAGGTAACTGTACTATTGGAGGGTCTTTGTGATGTTCTCTATCCCAATCTAGTGGTAGAAGTGAAAACCGGAAAGCAGAAAAAGTGGCATGAAATTCAAGCATTGTGTTATGCTGTTGCCTTCAAGAGAATATGCCAAGTCATATACGTAACAAGAGGTTATTCTATTTTTGTAGAACCAGACGAGGAAAAGCTAAAGGAAATACTGCTGAAAGCAATAGACAATGAGGTGATAGAACAAACATCCAGGAATGAGTTTTGTGAGCATTGTGTTTTGAAAAAGGGATGTTTTGAATGGGATACTAGAAGTGGTTACATAAAGGCAATGGGAATGCTGAAACAGTACTTAACCACAGAGAACTTGGATAAACAAGAAGAAAAAGATGTAAAAGAGTGCATAGCGAAGCTTTCCAAATATGCTCACAAGTACATAAATGCTGGAGAAAGCTATAGAGTAGAGAACGTAATTGTACTTCCAAACAAGGATAAAGAAACTGGGCAAGTCAGAGGAGTTATTCTTAAAAGTTCAACTGACTCTTGATGTTATCGATAGTATTAAGGTAAACACTCTCAAAATTTTGCCCTGCTACATCTCTCATCAGAGCTAGTCTTCTTTTCTTTTCATAGAGAGTTGCTCCTTGAGCGGTAGGCTCAAATGGATTAACTTCTCCCCCAAACCCTTTTTTGACAGGCACTATTGGGTCTATAGCTACTGCTTTGTATTGATAAGCTACCTCGTTCTCAAGCTGCCTGGTTGTTATAGAACCACCATCATCAGTAAACGTTATTCCCCAAATATTCATTGCACTAGAAGCACCATACTCATTATGGAAAACAATTGTAAGGTCAAAGCTTGGCATTTCTGTAGATTCGAGTTCTTCGAATGAAGTAAGTCCACTAGAAGGAGCTATAGGACTATTTCCATGAAAATACTCAAGGGGAGACACTGCTCTTATTGGATCCTCGTCAAACAAGGCAAATATCATGGTTCCAGCATATGTTTTTGCTCCTGGGGTAAATTTTTTTGGACTGTCTTGGTACGTTGCCCTATCTGAGTTCTTATCCTTATGTCTAGACCAGGAAATACCGGTAAGTCCTTTAACCTCTGCTAAAAAGTTTCCAGCAAACACTGCCATAGCTTTTATATCTACAGAGGTGTATGTAGATCCAAACCTATTCACATTTGTAACTCTATCTGTTAGTCTTATGATTCCACTTAATGGAAAACCAAGTGCTGAGTTGATGGCTTGGGTTTTTTGTTCATCTAAACTAGTAGTGAATTCACCAGTATCTAGGTCTATTTCTTGTACATTTATATCGGTATCCAAACTGACAATTTGATTTTCAACTAGCGTAGCCAGCTGTTTCGCAGCATTAATAAATAGTTCTCTGTTTCCAAGAGTTGTAGTCGAGCTTACTGGAGGAAAAGGCTGGTAATTACCTGTAAGCCTGTTATAGTATCTATTTGAGGTTCTTTGTTGGGCAGCGGACAACCTGGCCGATAGTATCCCAACTTCCCTTCTCAGCTGCTCGATATATTGTCTGTTCCTAACAACGGCTCCTAAATCTGCATTATTCGGAGCAACTATTCTCTCTTGATTTCTACCAAATATGTCATTTGTAGTTTGCCTTGTAATGTTAGTAGGGATAGGTTGAATACCTGCTATTCTTAGAATATCACCTACCTTTTTACCACCAGGTCTCATCCTGAGCTATTATACCCACTAAAACTAACTATGTCTATAAACAAAAAGAGGTCTTTTAGACCTCTTTTCATCTTGGTATGTTATTCAGCTTAAGGAGCTGCTGCTATTTGGTTAAATAGCGGATCTGGAGAAGCCAGGTTTTGGTTAGGATTGGTAATTTGTCTAATCCTACCAATAAGGGTTTCTGCAGGATCGTCTCCTGTTGTAATAGGTACCCAAGGAGTTTTAGTGATAGCTATGTATGTCATTTGCTGTTCATTGGTAATATCGTCGACAGACACACCACCACCCTCATTGATGATTTCTACGCCAATAACTGCACAAGAGGAAGCTCTACCATACTCATTCTGGGCTGCCATGGTAATGTCAAAAGGATAAACTTGGTCAGCATGTTGAGGTGCTCTTCTGACAGACAAAGCACCGGCAACACCATTTGCAGCATTTGCACCAGCCACGCCAAAAGATTGACCAGCTCTGTTATCAACAGAATTTCTATTTTGGGGTCCAGCTGCAGTAAACTGAGTATCTCTTGCTCCACCTACCAATGTGTCCCCACCGGACAGACCAGTAGCTCCAGCAAAATTGTTTGCGGCATTAGCAGGAAAGAACGTACCAATAAATGCGGCAATGTTAATTGGATTTGTCAGGTAATTTACTTCATCAGCATGCGCATAGTAGAAGTGAGACTCATCCATGAACATATTGTAGAATGAGTCTCTATCAAACAGAGTAAATTGCATTGAACCTGCACATGCTCTTTTGCCCCTTGAGATTGACCTTGCATTCGCAGAACCAAATGTATATACTGGAACTTTTTCCCTTGTAAGAGAGGTTGCGAGTCCGGACAACGTTGCCATTACTAGGTTATCAAAAATCGCAGTAATGTCTATGCCAGAAAATGTAGTATATGTTGAAACTACCCTTGAAGCTAGGCTGTTAGATGCCATATTTTATTGCCTCCATCTTTACTATCATATCATGTTACTGGAGAGAGAATCCATTATAGATTCTCTCCTCCCAGTTTAATAGTTGTTTCAAAGAAAACCCTGCGGATTTCGACAGAAGTTTCTATGAAGAGTCTCAACTTAGTCTCCCCGCTAATATGGCCACCAGGTACAGGCACCACTTCAGCTTTGAAAATACTTATGTATTGTGGAACTAATGCATTTATAACATCTCTGTTAATCCTAGATTGCATCAAGTTCAGGATAGTTGAATCTCTTCTAAGACCAATATAGCTAGAAGCAATATCTCTTGCAAGTCGAACTGCCAAGTAGACAGTATCTCTAACAAGCTGTCTTGCCATGTTACTACCTACTTGAGCAGCAGTAGGAGCATCTGCTACCCTGATTTCGTTTTGAGGACTCAAAACAAGAGTAGTGTATCTAGCAGAGTTAAGTCTACCTACAATTGCCCCAGAGGGGAAAGTTACCAGTAGCCTTTTTACGAATGCAGGTACGTTTTGACGAATCAAAGACTCAGATAATCTACCATCTAGCTGCATACCGCAAATTACGTATGCAGGGTTTTCTATGTACTGAGCCCCTCCCTGCAAGAGAATGTCACTTGCATAGAAGACTCCCAAAGCAACATCTATATGGTAAGAAGACAAACTTGCCATTATAGAAGCTGCGCTGAATGGATTAGAAAAGTCATCTAGCAGGTAGTTATACCAAGAGTTTATGGCGGTTTCTCCTTTGTTAATCTCTTGTAAAGAAAGAGGTTTAACACCGATAACCGTGCTGCACTCCCCAGAAACTTTAGACTTGAACTCTAATTTGGTCTTAAGCAAGGCTGCCCAGTTAATCGATACTTTTCCTGGTAGACCGGTTTCTTCATCAATACCATCTACCACTTCATCCAAATATGCTCCAGCAACAATTACTCTCCTAAAGGGAACAAGCATTGTTTCATCAAGGGCTTGTTCAACAAGTTCTTTGTATCTTTGACGAGTAATAAATGAGCCGGAAGTTCCACCCTTAAGTGCGGACTCTTGGATATAGGTAGGTGTGGGTGTAGAACCAGTAAGAATGGTAGAAGTTGGAGCCGGTAGCTCAGGAAGATACTCAAAATCAATATAGACAGTTGCTCCCGTTGAAGGTGCAGTGTCCGGATTTATGAATTGGATTTTGATGTTATTCCTATCTGCAATGTTGAGATCAGATGGCGCAAATACTTTCACTGCGTCATAAGTGACTGTTAATTCCAATGTTTGAGCAGCACCGAATGTAATGTTATTTCCTGCAACAAAATAGGAATTCTCGTTACCAATAACAAGCTCACTTCTTGTATTTGCCTCAGTAAGGTTTGCGCCAAAACTGTAGGAAACCAGAATCTGGTCGCCAATTTGCATTGGAGGAATGTTATTGATTGTAATATCTGGTCCAGAGAAAGAGAAAGTTGCAGGAGAAGGCAGCAGCTCAGTTGTTGCCCCACCTCTGACTCTTTTAATTGAACTAACAATTATTGTACCAATGTTCCCATTCCATGCCAATGCAGGAGAGGATATGCTGAGGGTTTTCGTTACAGAAGTCTGACCGATATTCGCAGAAGTTGCTTTGATAACTTGCTCATCTTTAACTTTCCTGCGGAAGGAAGTAATAGTTGCAGTAAAAGGATCTGAGTCTTTGTTAGGAGCGTATTTGAGTCTGCTAACAGTCCTACCAACCTCAAGAGTTTCAGTATGAGTTACTTGCTCTTTAACGCTTATGATATTGAGAAGTTTATCCCCCCATGATTCATTAAGACCGATTGGATTAACTTCAATGTATGGAAGACCATCGTTTTGTACTGTTACCGGATAGTTTGACTTGAGCAGCCTTGTAAAGCGGACGTCAAGAACTGAAGAAATATTTTCATCTGCAAGAATCTGATTAGTTAATTCTTGAACGTTTTTAGCAACACCTGGCCTTACACCATAAGGGTCTACACTAAAAACCCTACGATAACCATTCGGCAGTTCTACAGTCACAGAAGACGGAATACCAGACTCTCCTCTAACAGTGACTCTTGTGTTGTTAGCAGCTTCATCTTCTTCCAAAGATTCGAAAATCATGCATACTATTGGCTTACCTTCATCATCGAAACTAAAGCTGAGGTCGCCAACGTCCTGAATCTGCATTTCGTAGAGACTCAACCTTGCCTTACTAGAATCACCTACTTTGTAGATGTACATGTCCTTATCTCTGTTTGCAGTAGAAGCTTGAATAGCTATAGCTGCATGGACGGCATTAGTCTCCCAGTCACTTGCTCCAAGAGCAGGTGCTTCTCCGTATTGGCTAATAACGTCACCGTATGTGACTTTTCTAAGTACTTTGGTGCGACCTTTTCTTGCTGTACCTATTATCAAGGTAGCATTAGAGGTGTTAGTGCTAGAAGGTATGTCAAAAACTTCTTCCAGTATGTTAGACTCAACATAATTAAGGCCCTCAATCAAACCAGCCATATAACTTCCTCCAAATTGCAGTCTTTACTCAAGGAGTTTATAAACTATTGTAACACACTTATTTATTTTTTAAGGAGTTATTTCAGAATCTCCTATGGAAGGAATGGTACCTCCGTTTAATGGAATCCACTCCATAGAAACTTTTTTGATTGGAGAGCCTTCTTTACCCAAATACCAGTCTTCCAATCTTAAGTATAGCCTTAGAGCCTTACCATACATTCCGGTTCTTTGATCTACTTCAGTTTTGCTATTTGATAGATCCACAAAAAACTTTTGGGCTCCAAGGTCGTAAAGGATCTCTTGCCTTGTCTGAAACCATTTATTTAAGGCTTCTTTTATTATCATTGATTCTTTAGATGTATGACCATAGCACTTGAACTCCAGTAGATACTCTTTTCTTTGAGCATAGAGTGGGAGTATTTTATCATTCACATTTATGTATAACCTAAGTCTTGGAGTAAGTTCCTTTCTTCCACCCCAAGGAACCCTTGTCAAAGAAGCCCCAGCATCTTTAATCACATCAAAGGTTATAACTCCAGGAAGGTTGTTCCATGGAGCATCTTTGTTATAACTTTGAAAATCTTCCCACTTTCTATTTATATCTGCTTCAAAAGGATATACTTCAATTGGGACTTTATAGTAGTATTGAGTTCCTGATAAGTTTTCTATAAAGTAACCCTTCAGTCTTGTTTCCCATTCTTCTTTTATTTTAGAAGCAAGCTCTTCCATGTACTTGACAATACCTATAGGCTTGCCGTTTGTTTGGAAATATAGTTCTGTAGATGCTTCATATAATACATCTAGTGTAATTGGTTCTGGAACTGGCTTATTGAGGTAAATGATGTTTGGATATGGCATTAAAGCCTCCTGCTATCTTTGTAAGCCCAGCATAAATAGTACTTTTGTTTGTTGTCATCTACCCTGATATGTTCTACATGTTGAATCCTGAATGGAGTAGCAACATTAACTTTTGCATATTCTATGAATACATTTGGGTCATCTACTATTGGACAGTTTTCGTATTCTAGTATCACATCCTGTTCCTTTGGCCTTCTGCATTTTTCAAAGATATACAATCTTTGAACATTATCTACTTGGCCAGGAAATCCTCCACTTGGGGGAGTTAATGCTCCTAAAGGACCCACTCCTCCCGTACCAATCGAAAGTACTTGATAAGAAGTTTTTACAGGGATATCCCAATATTTCCACTTAGGGCCAGAAATAGCAACTCCAGCTTTGGGATCCCAAAACTTGCTGTATTCTCCTATTCTATACCATCTCAGAAGAACCCAGTGGCCCTGAGGTTTAGTAATAGAGTCTCCATACAAGACTCCTTTAATATCGCTAGTTAAAGTTATCCAGTTCAAAGTCTTCTCCTCACCGGAATACTCATACTGGTGTCATACAAACTTTTTGTACCAGTAGAGATTGACATGGGGCCCTTATCTTGAACTCTTTCTTGTTTCGGCTTGTTCTTTTCTATACATTCTAGCAGTCTTTTAAGCGACTCTTTGCCAGGGCTTCCTGCAGTACCATTTTTTGAATTACCATCAGACAGTTCTCCGTATTCTATAGTAACTCCTGGCAATTGTCTCTTTCTAACAAACAAACTCGAATTACTTCCCATGCCTGTGCCCGGATTTGCTTCTGTTCCCGACGTGAGCATATCCAAAGCAGTAGAACAGCAAACATACCTAGAAAAGGATTCTATTTGATCTTGGGTAAGCTTAGTAAAGTCCAAATGAGGACTCATCTTGATGTAGTGCAGAGTATACATATGAATAAGTTTGGAATATTCATAGTAGTCTTTTGCACTAAATTGTTCCATCCACAACCCAGCATTTGCCCTTGCGATATCTACTGTACACATCATAGGATCTAAAACTCCAAGAAAATGAAACCTCTCGAGTACATTTTTCTTGCTGGAGTCTAGGTTCCTTATCTTAAGTGGGTTTAAAACTAAAGTAAACTCATGGTTTGTTATATCAGAGGGCAAGCCAGATGTTTGTATGATTAATTGATTTTGAATCGCTGTTACTGTAATATCAACAGTTGTTTTAACAAAAGGGTTCATTGGATATGTCAAAACTTGATATGTTAAAGTAGCTACACCAGCTGGATCGTCTATGTAAATATTTTCCGGCCAATAGATGGTAATTACTGAAAGGTCAGTAAGTCCTATGGAGTAGTTTTCAGGATCCGAACCTACTGGCTTAAGGATGCTAGATACTTCTACTGGAGAAGTAATTCCGCTACCAGGTATGAAAATAGTTCCAGATTCCCCATTAAGAAAAGCTTCCAGCTCTTCCGGAGGACATGGCGTATAAGGTAAGATATTCCCCTGAGGTCTGGTATCTGGTATTAAAACTGTTACATTATCGTTGACTGGAGCAGAAACTATATCATGTCTATCTAATATAGTTACTGGGTCTGGAGGAGGAGTTGTTACTGGTTTTAGACTTTCTTTTGTTCTAAAAGGGATGACTATGTTCGAAGCAAGCTCTTCATTTGTGCTAGATTTTATACCAGAAGGTCCAGAAACTATGACAATTTCATATGACCTATTCTGTAAAAATATTCCAGGAGATGGAGCAATTATAAGATTCTTTCCATCTACCTGTCTTGATATACTGAATGGGTTGTAGTCTGGTAGTAAAAAGAGAAATACAGTTGATTCTGTAACTGTCGCCAGGTTTAAATCTTGGTTGAATTCCAGTACAATAGAGCCATCCAAATATGCATTATTTGCGTCTGCATAAATGGATGTTTTAACTAAAGATAAAGCCATATAACATGATAACATGTCATATAGCTTTTTCTTGTATAGTCCTACAACTGCAGTTGTAGGACTTTAGAGTTGGTAGCTTTTGTTGATCTGTCTATTATAAGGGTAGATTATATGTACTTTTCTATAAGCTCAATATAATCTTCTCTTGCAGGGCCTGATTTTTCTTCAGCCAGCAAGTTTCTAAAGAAATCAGAACCCTTCTTCCCTTCCTTCTTTATAGCTTCGAGAGCTACCTTGAGACCGGATATTTCTTTCGAGAGTAGCTCATCGTATACAACCAATTCCTCAACCATAGCTGGTGAATTAGTTTCTACTACTGGAACTGTAGTAATAGCTTTAATTTGCTCTTCTGAAAGGTCAGAAGTAAGCAAGATAATCCCACTTTCAATTGCTTTATGAATCGACTCGTAAAGAGTAGGAACTGCATTTTCCGGAACGACTTTTCTAATTGAACTAAGATTTCCATCTTCGTCTGGAATTGCGGAAAGGGAAAATATGGAACCAAAACTCCAAAGATTCGTTCTGCCAGAAAGTATTACTTCTTTGCCAGAATACTTCTTTGCAAAATCTATCTTTTTTTCAGAACTTGTAGTTGCTTTTTCTTTTTTAGCAGAAGGTTCTGCAGCAGTAGCTTCTGTTTTTGTTTCTTTTGACTCTTGTGACATAGTACCTCTCACTCAAAAACTAGATATGTATTATTAACATACCAAAACTACACCGTCAACAAAAAAAAGGCCCCTGAAAGGGGCCCTTTACCAGGATGCTCACTTTAACCATTAAGGTACAATCGCACTAGTACCAGGTTCACTCAGAGCACCAACGTTGTAGTAAGCTTGGAAGTTTTTGTAGTTTTTATCAATTACCACGTCTTTGATAACATAAACACCGCGGCCTTGATTTAGAGGAATGGTCGCAAACTTTTCACGGAATGCCATGAAAGTAACCTCTTTTTCAATATCTTCCCATTCAAGAACACCAGGAGCCTGTTCTTGGAGAATAGCAACTGGTTTCTTATTGGATACGAGATAAATGTTGGTAACGAATACATCCCTACCGCTTATTGTTACTCTCCTAATGGGGACCTGGGGAGTTACAACCACAGTCAATGAAGCACCAGGAAGCTGGGCTCTCATTGCCATGTATGCTTGGGTAGTATTAAGACCCGCAGAGTAAGGATCAACACCATTTACTCCTGTGGAACCAACCACTTGACCCCAATTGAATATTGAACCAGGATTGCCAACATTGTCAGCACCATAGGTTCTCATTCTAATTGTCAATTCTTCTCCAAGAGGATGATTCCAACCCGCATCAAATGGAGTAGATGGGAGTCTACCGACCATGTTTGCTGTTCCAAGAATTGTACGGAGCTCTGAATCACCAAACATTTCAAAGAGAACAAACGGATGGATCATCATTACACCGATATCTTGGCCTCTCATTGAAGCATAGGACATAACTCTCAAGATATCTTCAAGAGTTACGGTACCATTATGAGCACCATTGATTGCTCTACCTGAAGTAGTTACCTTGAAAACACTATTTGCAGGGTTTGAGTTATTGTACATAATCTTACCCATGCTGTTAACAAGGCGAATGACTTCTTCTTCTTTGCGATAGCGGAAGCCATCTGCAATAGAAGTAATTAGGAAGCCCAGGACTCCAAACTCGTCAGAGTTCATTAGATCCTTGTCTACTTCAACTTTCACACCATAAGTCTTAACATCAAACGCAATTTGGTTCGCATAGTCATTAAGACTTGGCTGTACTGTAGGATAGCTACCATAGCGGGGTACTTCTCCAACCTTAGTCATACCAAATCCGCGAACCATTGCAATCATGGTTCTATTCAAGGTAGGACCTACCGGAATAGTAGTTGCAAGGTAGTTTGTAGCAATCAACTGCGGTTTAATGTAGTTCATCATGAATACTTCAACTGCAGTTGAGAAAATGCTACCAAACGTTCCTTCATTCAGCACGTTTTTGACCAAACCGCGAATTGTGGTATCTGGTCTAGTTTCACCGTTCAATGCTCTTAGAAGAGCATTAGCAGACTGTTCTAGATTGCTGATCACCTGATTCTTAGCGGCAACGTCAAGGTCTTTGAATTTGACCTTTGTACCGTCCTCAAGAGAAACTTCCATTGTTGCAAGTTCCTCTTTTACGGGAACTGTGGTTTCTTCCAATCTGAACCAGTTCTTTTCTCTGTTAATTATCCCTTTCATTTTCCTACTCCTATACCCTGCCAATTATTCAACCTCATAGCGGATCGTAGCCCAACCGTACCATCTAGCACTATCTGATCCAATAATTAGATCTCTTAGTTGCTGAACGGTAAGGGTTGAATTTTCAATCTTTTTAGCAAGTGCCCAAATTGCATAATCAATACCACCGGTTTGATTACTTGCAACCTCAATACCAGGATAGTGCATAGTTTCATTACCCATTGGCATTCTGACTGCAAAGTCAAAACCAGTGAGAGTAAACTTTGCACCAAGGGGAACAGTGTCTACATAACCGGCAGCAGTAGTGATAATTGGATTTCCCCACTTGTCTACTCTAATTTTTGCACCAGTTACAAGAGATGCAGGACCATCAACTATAAGGGCTGCTTGATCCTTAGTAGCTGTGAATTGTACATGTCCAATTCCATCTGCTCCAATGTAATCACCATGTGTACTGACTGCACCAGCAGTCTGAATGCTACCAAAAGCAGAGTGATTTGTGCTAGCAATTACAAAGGGAATCCTATAGTAGCCCTCTTTCGCAACAGTTATAGCACCTATTTTACGTTGATACTGATAAGAGTTATTTCTTGTTTCTCTAATAGTATCTTCCATGCAGACGCCAGCAACTTTTGCTGTACTACCAGGAGCACCAAGGCCGTTTCTCAACGTAGCTGCCAAACCGCTAGCAATGTTGGTATCATTGATGTCCAATCCAGTTACTGGGTCGATAATCCCAAAAAGTGTGTCTAGAGTACCAAAGTACTCCTGAACATTAACATCAGTACCATTTGCTTCAGCAAGGAAGCCTTGGATATCCTCGCTATAGCCCCAATAAGGACTATTGAAAGGAGACTTTTGAAGTGAACCGTCGGCTCTTTTGAAGGCAAAGAATTCACCAGCCAAGTCATTGGGTGGGTTATCTACAGTGTTCTTAACACCAAGCTTCTTTGGGTCATTTTGATATGACCAAGTAGTTCCATTGTAAATCCTTGCATCATAGGTCATGAGGATTTTACCTTGGCTAAATACAAAGCCCTCAAAATCATCACGATTACCTCTCCTGTATCTTACAGGAAGATTTCTGATGGGGCGATAGACACCACGAGTTCTAGACGCATTTTCGACCACATTGTAGCCGAAATACGGCTTGATGGTCAGGTCATTACGTCTGCGAAGCTCTGCTTGATCCCATGCCCCTGTTTCTTGAAACAGCAGTTCATTGTCTTGAGACATTGGTTTTCCTCCTAAATTCTACAGCTTACAGCTGACCGTTAAGTGTTTTGGCAAGATTGGTAACTATAACCTTTTTCTTGCCAGCCCCATCTTTAGATTTATTATTGGCTTCCAACTGAGCCGCATTTGATACAGCTTCAGTTGAAGTAGCAGCCTCTCTAACAGAGTTAGTCTCTGTTTGAGTAGCAGCTTTTTCTTGAGCAGTAGTCTCTGTCGACGTAGATTCTACATTTTCAGAAACCTGCTTGTTAGCTTCTAACTTTTCTAAGATGGCTTTGTTTTGCTCGACTAAAGCTTTAACAACAGCAAGTAAATCTTGAATTTGCTCCTTAGCCGGATCGTTTTCCTTCGGCGAAGTAGACACAGAATTAGCTTCAGTAGTTTGGTTATTAGTAGTAGAGTTACCTGCTTTCAACGAAGCAGCAACTTCGCCAAATACCTTGTTTTGTTCAGCCATTTGGGCTGAAAGAGAATTTAAAACTTCCAAAAGTTTCTCCATATCAGGTCCTTCCTGTATTGCAGATTCTTGATTAATTGTATCACATATATTTTGATTTTCGACATTTTGAGATGAACTATTTTCTTCCTCAAATGCCTCAGTAATCTTATTACAGATTCCTACAAGTTTTGTATCACCTTGACTTGCTGCCCTTTGTTTTGCAGCTTTAACACCACTCAGCATTGCCTTTCCAGAAGAGTTGATAAATGGGTACTTAAGTTGCCCATCCTCTACTTTTAGAAAGCCGTCTTTCCAGGTTTTGGCATTAGCGGCATCAAGAGCCTCAAAACGTGCAGTTTGACTAGAAGGAGCATTCCATTTACCATCCCTATTGGGGTTCTTTCTAATCAATTCTATGACAGAAGAAGTATTGTTATTATAAACTTCTCCTTCTTCTGGAACCTTGTATTTTTTTCTCCAATCTTCTATTTTAGAATTTTCCTCAGTAGAGGAAGATGTTTCCGGAGATTCTGAGTGCTGAGATTTATCGAAATTGACAACTTCTTGTATCTTTTTATTGTAAAAAGTTACCGCCCTGAACTCGGGGATTGGTTGTCTTATAGAGTTTTGCTCCATAGCAACAACTCTAGCATTTCTATAAGCCGGTACCAAAACAAAGGATAACTCTGCAGCATAGTTCGGTATAACTGTAAAAACAACCCTCCTCTCTTTACCATTTTTATCTTTTATGACTTGTCCTGGATAATGAGGACAATCTTCTGATGTACCATCTGAACCACATTCCTCGCAAATGTAGCCTTTTGGCATGTAGCTAATTGATTGAGTGTAGTCAATCATATCTTGGATTCTTTCAATGGACTCTTTATTTACTATCATTTGCCCAGCAAATATGCTTGGGACTTTAAAAATACCTTCCGCTACTGCTACGCTTAAAACCCTACCAGCAACTTCTGGTTTTCCACTGAATGAACTGAGAGGTTCTAGACCATCATTATGGTTATAGATAACAGGTATGGGTTGAGGCGAAGTGAAAGTTTTCAGAAACCTCTTGGCTTCGGAATCGTAGTTTACTCTTTTGTAATTCTCACTTGGTAAATCAAAAGGCATCACTTCGGAGGCGATATACAGAGCACCAGCCTTGTTCATGTATTTTTTAGCATCATTAATGACTTTTTGATATATGGGAGGTGCTTTAATGGCACCTTCATCCGCTGCATTTGAATCAAACTTAATTATGGGAACTGAAACCAGCTCTTTATCAGTTTTAAGACTTTCTTTAATAGCATCCATAGTGATAATTTTACCATATAATTTTATTTGTTTCTGCCTGTTCCCTCACTTCTAGGACCCATAAAGCTAACGAGAGAAAGATATATTACAGAGCATGCTGTAGGAACGCTGTATTTATCTGCATAGTCATACAGCATTGATGTCATATCTGAGATTTCTTTTGCTCCCCAGGTGAAGTAGAAGGTAGATAATAGTAAGTGGGTAAATTCTTTACTAAACCTCAACTTTTGAAACTTGTCTTCTCTACTTTTAAATCCACATACATAAGTATTTATAAACTCATACAGAGTATTATTCCAATTCATTGCCCCATCTTCTTTAGACTTTTCGAGTATACTGACTATTTCGTCTTTGTACTCTTTTCCATATCTATACTCCAGGACTCTGCAAGACTTATGGTATATTTTTTTACCCAACCACCCCAACCCAACATGATGTTGAGCATACAACTCCAGACAAGAAAGGATCCATTCATAAGTCGGAATGGGAAATAGTCTGGAACTATCATATATAAAGTTATCTTTTTGAGTAGGTACTAAGATAGCTAGCTTTTTGTTGTATCTCCTACCTATTTTACACATGTAATTGTTGACCGTGCTCTGGACTGTCTTTTCTCCTCTGGGAATCTGGTTTGGTCCCTTAAGAATTATATTTACTATACATTCTCCTACTCCAAATGGAAGAAATGAAGGTTCTTCCCTCGTCGCTTCTTCGAATTTGCTAAGCATTTCTTGCATAGGACTCCTTAGTCCAACTTACTTCCAGGTGTTTGCTCACCATACTGGTTTGAAGGATTTACAGATCTGTAGGAGGAATCTCTACCCTTTGAAAGAATAAACTCTTTGATTTCCTTTTTCTCTTCTTCTGTTAGAGGCTTTTCACCTATTCTGTCTAACAAACGACTGGGAGGTATAACGTAGGCATTCACGAGATTGGTTAGCTGGTTTACGTAAGCAATATATTTCGTTCTATCTATTTCTACCAACCTCACTTTGAGAGGCATCTCTTCAAAATAGCTACCTCCCATACCAACCCAAATGTCCCTTAGTATTTCCTCCTCTAGCTTCTCAGCAACCAAATTACAGGTCATCCATATAATATCGTTAGAGGAAGCTTCGATTGCTTCCCCTGCTTGTCTTCCAGCAGAACCTCCATCTCCTAACAATAGCGCAGCAGTGTCCATACTCCTGGTGATTCTTTGAGATAAGTAATCAACGAACTTGTCCAAAGGGATATTTGATCCATTAGGATATTTCAGCTCTATCTTTAGTCTATTACTACCCACGATAAATCCAATTGATTCCATGTTATCTATCGCGGTACGAGTTCTTTCTATCTCAGCATCTGCTTCTTCTTGGGAAAGGTTTTCACAATCAACAGTAGCTACTAAAATAGGATGTCCATACTGCCATCCCAAAAATACTAGGTTTTCTTCAAGAATTCTCATATCTTCTATGTCGTTTATGGAAGGCATAGAAGGAGGCATTGATATTGGAGCATTCTTCTCTATGAAATATCTGAAATGAACTACATCTTTAGTGTCCAATTCCTCCCATGGGACAGGTTGTCCTATACCTCTGCCATAGTATCCGAGATACTGGAGATAAGTTCTTCCCATTTTATCTGAGGAAAGGAGGGAAGGGTAAAGACCAAGGTGTCTGTTCATGTTGTTGTAGGTGTCCTCAGACCAGGCTCTTGGGCGCAATCTCGGCTGTCTTATGTACTTTTCTATAGCATGAGTCTTGGGATCTACGATTACCCTATAAAAGAGAGGATCATCTGAAAGAATCCTAACTAGTTTCCCAGAAGAGTTTCTATATTTCCTTACAAAGCTATTACCATAGGAATACACTTCCTTAAGTATGGTCTGAACGAGAGAAAGCCAAGTGATATTGGATTCTTTAAGCACAAGTCTAACTGCATTTTTAAACTGCTCAGATTTGTCTTGAGAACCTTTAGCTGCTTTATATCTAGAGTTCTCTACAAGAGTCATTTCACTTCTCATTGCCCTTGCAGTTGCCGTAACTACAAACTTCCTGAGAAGCCCCTCCTTTTCGTAGAACCTTTCTACCTTTGCTAAGTCATAGTCAGAAATTAGAGTGTACCTTTTAGTATCTGGCCTTGAAAGATTTGAACCAAGAATACTCTTCCTGACTAGGTGTTGAGTGCCACTTTTAGGGGAATAAGTAATATATGCGTGAGGACCTTTCCTTTCTATTTCAGGTGAGGAGTTTTTGACAATATGTTTAGCTAACTCCAGTATGTACTCCCTAGTATCCTCAGCGGAAAGTGGAAAAGAGTCTAATTCAGTGCCCGGGTCTTTGGCTTTTGTTGTATTTCTGCTACTTGTTAACTTGTTTCTGGAGAACAAGTTACTTATTGTATCCTTTAGCCCCATATATTATGATACCCCATAGTTGCTATTTGAAACTCTTAAGATTCTCGACCATATTTAGAACACCTGAAAGTATTTCCTCTCTGCTTTTTGAAACATCTATTCTATTTACCGGATCAGAACCAGCAGAAAAGAACTCATCAACGGGGGCATCTGCTGGAACTAAGTTCAAACCATTTCTCTTCTCAATTAGCTGAATGAAGCCAATTTTGATTGCTTCTGAAAATATTGGAAAACTGTTGGTTGTATCTCCACCATTTACTGCACTTTTGTAATCTTCTATAACTTCTTTCCTGGTGTCTGGGAAAACTTCATTTCCATTGACATCAACCACTCTATTGCCTATTAGTTCCAGATCAGGGGTAGGAAAACTAGAAACACCAGAGCCTGCTTTGGGAGGAATTACCCCAACTGTGAGAGTCTGAGGAGCAGGTCCTTGTTCTTGATCTTCTAGCTTATCCATGATTGCTTTAGCGACATTTTCTGGGGGATAGCAATCTCCAATTCCTGTTAATAAATCAATCAAAAGCCTTATAAGTTCCTGGAGCTTCAGTAAAAAGGCCATTTTGAATCCAGATATCCTGAAATTGCCAAGTAGTTCTACATTCCTCGCAGTATATGGAATTATTTCCATACTCCACTTTTTGATAAGATCATATATCCATTTAATCCCACAATGAATCATCCCTAGAAAATCAGCTACGCCAAAGCAATTATCGTTCAGTAATGCTTTCAGTCTAGGTTGATTTTCTAGCTCCGTTAATGCATTGTCTATTGGGGCTAGTGCTATTGCTAAAAGAGTAACTAAGGACTGAGCTATACCTTTTTTCAGCAGTTCGAGCATTGTACCTAGCGGAAGGCCAAGTCCAGTAAACTCTATGCCCAGAGCTACCTCTGCATTGAGAGCCTCGATAAGCTTTTCCAGAAGTTTAAGGAACTCTAATATTTTTTGCACATCTTTGTTGCTACCAAATTCTTGAGCATAATCAAATAGCTCTGCAATATCTTTGTCCGGGCAGGCTTTCTTGTATTTGATTAAGTTTCCTACAATGACTATTGTATAAACAACGCAGCAAAATGTTTTATCTGATGATAGACCAGATAACATTTTTGCGCTGACCACTGTCTTCCTAAACTCGTTAAGTAGCAAACCAACATTATCGTCTATTGTTTTTACAACTTTGTATATAGATTTAAATGGTTCCATTTCTGGTTCTTCTGAACCATCAAAATCTATGGTTGTTTCTTTGGCTTCTATTTTCCTAAGTTCATCTGTAAAGCTTGTATCTATGTTGTTCTTAAATGCGTTTAAAATATCATCCTGTGTAAGATTACCATAATTACTAAGCTTAGAGAATGGATTAGCTCCCTCTATATCTAAGCCACACTTTTTTCCTCTACTATTGAGTGTGAATGTTGCAGTATATTCATAGTTTTCATTAAAGGAGGACTTAAGGGTAGTAATACTAGTTCTGACCGATCTGGACACATTTATTGCATCTGCTGCTTTTCCGGCATTATAGAAAGGAATATTAGAAGACCTATTTTCACTCAGAGTATCTGTTAGTGCTTGGTTTCTTACGAGAAGATACTGCATTAATGTGTTAGCTGCTTCTCTTTCTCTCGCGCTAAATTCAGAAGTCTCACAAGCAGAACAAGGCTTCCTTGTTCTATCCTTTCTTGGACTGTCTTCAAATGAATTTAAAATGTCGTTTACTCCTTGTTTGAAGCAGTCACCAAACCTAGGTATCGAGAAAGAAGCTTCAGCATCCTCTCCTGACGACCCACAGCTTTCCCAATTTGGTTGGCAACAAGGAAGTATAGAAAACTGACTTTCAGTAGGGGTTTGTCCTGGTTTAAAACATTCGCCAGAAGTGCCGGTTCTGCAAGGAAACCCCAACGCAGATTTTAGGATCCTTTCTAACTCCCCTATAGGCTTGGCTATTTTGATCCCAAGGTTTACTCTGAATGGGCCTATCTTTATTTTTAGTTTATTTCTTAGATAGCAGCAAAGAAAACCTAAGGATGCATGGACAGCAAAAGCAACTATGAATCTGACCATAAAGAAAAACAACCAAAGGCCAGTTACTTTTGGACCGATATTCTTAGTTCTATTTTCAAAATCTCTTATCGGATTTCCATTAGTTGCTTCTTCTTTAGCTTTTTTGTATTCTGTATCTAAGTCGTTTACCTCTCCGTATAAACCAGCAAGTGTTGCTATACAATTAGCTTCACACTCTGTTAAGGATGTTCTACCTCTAGCTTCACCTAGTGCAGCACCTCTGTCTTCATCTGGTGCAACGTTAGTGAACTCTTCTGGAGTTTCTATAAGGTTATTCGCTATTTCTATGATATAGGTAGGAGCGCCTATTAGACTAAGGTCCATTTGGGAAATGATCTTTTTTTGTAGAGCTATTGCTTCTGTTTCTACTACTATTGATCTATTAATGGCCCTATCAAGTATTTCATTTACCCATATAGAAAAGGGATCAACTCCTTGGACTGGTTCAGCAGCTTGAGCGCTTGGAGCTATTGTCGTAGGAACCTCTGCTTGTAAATTTTCTTGAGGGCTTGTTCCCGAAAGATTAGGTCTTTCTATTTGATTATCTCTGATTATCGGAGATATTTCTGGTTTAACAAATATCTTACCCTTTGGCATCAGATTTTTCTCCGACTTGGTACTCTTGACCTGCTTGCCCAGCCTATACCAAAGGATCTCGGTCTAGAAGAATCATGTCCGCTAACGTGGACTGGCAGTGTTACCATTCCCATTTGTTTCATTTCTTGCTTTAGCAACTTAGATTTATTTTCTTTGTCGTTATCCATGGTGGAAAGGAGTGTCCTTTTTGTCAATACTTTTTGTTTAAGAATATCGGCATTAGTAGGAGTCCATAAATCAACAGCTGATTTATAAATGTCTACAGGGCCTTCTAAATTCTTTCTTATCACTTTTTTGTTATCTTCTTTGACTATATGATAATTTCCTGATTTGAGGAAGTATACATACACAGCTAGCATTGCTGAAGCAAATTTGTGCAAATTGACTTTACTGTAGACTGGATATCCATTACTAGATATCCTTTCTATCTTGACTGACTTAAGTTCGTTAATTAAAAGCTTTCTTTCTTTTTCAATATCTACTGGAGGAAGAGCTATTTTTTCAGACAACATTAGTCTTGTCATTACAGAGACCATAAAAACTTTAAGAGGAAGTTTAACCATTTCTTCAGTGGTGTTGTCTTTTTTCTTCACAGTTTCTATTTCATAGTTAAGATTGATGCTTTCTCCGAAGAATTCTGCAACTGGTATATATAAGATTTCTCCAAAATTAACTACCTCAAACCTGCCATTGAGCCATTTATATCTTTCCTGCTCTAATTTACTAGAAATGATTTCCAAAGATAAAGCACCATATCCTTTATCCAATCCAATACCTACTGGCTGATATTTTTCGCAAAGTTCGAACAGCTTATCTACTGCTGTCATTTGAGTGTAAACAGGGTGTTCTATACTTATCACATCTTGGTAGATAATCCTTCCTGAAAGACCCGCGGGTTCCTTCCATATTGTTATTTTGGTGCCATTTGCTGCTATATTCCAATCAACACCTATGTAAGTATTTCCCGGCATTTGCTCAATTTGTTCTGAAGAAAGATACCTTTTACCTTGGTATAGAATTTGACCCTTTTCAAATAGAGCAACATCTCTTGCAACATCAACAGTTTCATCCGTAAATGCAGATGAACCAGCACTGACAAATTTTGCTTTGTATTCCCTGTCAAAAGAAGCTTCATCTGGAGCAAGCAACCTTGCCAGTTTTTCTTTTTCCGGAGTCCAGGTAGGGGACTCCATGGAAGTATGATGGGAATGTATTTCTGCGTTCTGGCAGAACTCATAAAACCAACCTTCTGCGCCTAAGGGAGTGGATTGTGCCCATATAAACAAATTATTTGCAGAAGTGAGTAGACCAGACAGAGCAGTGAATGCTTGTGGGGCTATGAACGCAGTTTCATCAAAAAATAGCTTATCGCCTTTGGTACCACGAATTTGCTCCCAAGACTTCTTAGTTTGGGTGTGGAAGAACTTAATAGAACTCCCATTTATAAGTTCTATTTTGGGGATAGCATCCTTACCCTTGAGGCCTCCGATGGCACTTTTTTGTGATCTATCTTCCTTTTTGACCATCGAAAGAAGTTCTTTATTTGTTTTAAGCATCCTTTCTACATAGTCGAATATGTCATTTAGATGCTTTTTTGTTGGAGCGTATACGACAACACTCAGGTTTTCTTCTGTAAATATCTCCCACAATAACCTTCCTGACAAAACAACCGTGTTATGAGTGACCGTAAAACCATCTGTTATATAAGTATGGGATTGGTTGTTTACAGTGATACATCTAGATTGCTCTCTCCCAACTAACTTAACTGACACCAAAGATTTGAACTTTTTTGGATTTAGCACTATGCGGTAAATAGAGGATCCTTCAGAAGCAGTGGTATGGATTCCTAGACTCCTAAAGTGACCTACCATAAAATAAAACTCACTTTTGTCTTTTGCAAATAAGACATCTTCTTTATCAAAAGAAGAGAAGTCAAAGTCGTAATGAAACTCTATTTCAAGCATCCTGTTAACTATAGGAGTTCCCCTGTACATATGCACGGGTTTACATAGAGGAATCTTTACGTCTTTTCTAGAGATGAAATCTCTTAAAGGAAGTACTTCAGTTATATTTCCTTCTTCATCCGATAAAGCCCAAAGGTGTTCCAAACCACACCTTACTTTTGTATCGTCATCAAAAGTAAGCTCATAAACATCCTTTACACCCTGCTCAAATATTTGTGAAACTTGGGCTGGCTTTCCATCCATCCCATATACGGTGTCCCCAACTTTGAGACTCCCCATTTGAACAAACCCAGTAGGGGTTAGTACTCTAGAACTGTATGGTTGTTCTTTTCCTATTTGCCTTCCCCATCGTAATGCAACACTTTTTGCTTCTTGCAAAACTTCTATCTGGTATGGTCTTAATTTTATTGGCTTATCTGGATCATCTACGTCTGCAAGGTTGGCCTCTATCCACATAGAAGGAGTTCCTTCTATTATTATGTTTGCAGCAACCTCTTCTGTGATCTGGCCAAGTTCTACCATCTTCCTAAGGCCAGCTATCTCTTCTTTGCTTATGAACTTTCCCATAACTCTTTAAGGAATTATATAGTATCATATAGGTGTGTATAAGAAAAGCTAAAAATTGGAGAATACTATGCTTACAAAGCAACCTAATCTTCGAGAATTAGAGAAACTTTCGTTGTACGCCTACAGAACTAGTATGTCTTTGAAAGGTATAAATCCAAATAAAGAAGTTCAAAAGATTAGAGTAAGTATGCCGTTTTCGGTGTCGAACCCGAGATTGAATAATATCGGTTCAGCATCCAAGGCTCTTTTATCTAAAATTCCATCTTGGGAAACTACAAAATCATTAGGAAGATCTTTTGGGAAAGGTGGCTTGGTCGGGGCAGCAATAGGAACACCAATTCTTTTCGGAATAGTGTCTGCGATAAGCTCAAAGGCAGACTCTTTGAGAAGACCTCCAGTAATACATACAAGTAGAATAAGAAGCACTGGTCAAACAAATCAGTACTACAATTTGGGAGTTGATCCATTTGCAGGAGTGAGATTTGCTGGAAGGAAAAGAAACTTCATGGTTTAACAGCAAATGCCCTTACCTATAATACAAGCCCAAAACCAAGAGTTTGCCCAGCAGCTAGCAGCATACAGGAATGCTAGACTGATGGCAACACAAAATCCGCAACTTTTGGAAGTCAGCCAACCTTGGGAAGAATTCAAGGATTCTGCATTCGAGGAATATCTAAAAAATCAATTAGATAATGTTGCCACCGTATTTTCGGCTGGAGTTAGAGAGAGATTCCTTTCAACTTTGGGCATAGGTTCCAACTTAGGAAAAGCAAATCCAACGCCTCTTGTAGCTAGAGTAGGAAAAGCAACAGCAGATATATTATCAGACACTGCGGGTTACATATATCAGGGTAACGCATTCGGTGGAAAGAAGTATTCAGATGCAATGAATGCAGTAAGGTGGTTTGTACCAATTGCACAAGACCCTTCAACTACTACGAGAATAGGTAGACTTGCAAATTCACTTTTAGGGAGAAATGCGGGCAGAATTGGAGCAGGTCTCAGAAGCTATCTAGGCTGGAACTGGATGCTTGGTAATCCACAGGACATGTCTTTTGGAGAGCATGTTTGGAGTTTAACCAAGCACATGGCACTCTCTTATGGAATGGATATTGTGCTAGGAAAAATGATGCGGAACCCAGGAAAGATTCTGGAACATTTGACAAGTTTTTCAGAGCAGAGCTTCTTTTCAACATACATAAAAAGTGATCCTATCAAAGAAGTAGAACAGTACTTCAGTAGAGGCCTAAAAAGAAACTTGGATAGCTTCCGGAAAAGCAAGTTTAGGGGAAAGTCAAACAGAAACATTAGATACAGAAGATTAGTTAGCAGGCTCAGCAAAGAGATTAATGACCTTCCTTTTACAGCAAAAGAAACCCTTTACAGATATACGAAAGACCAGATGGCTAACATACTTGCAAAATCTGGCCAAGGTCCTATGGAAAGAGTTGCTAACATTGCAAGAAACGTTATAAGCAACTCAAAGTTCTCACATACTGGTGCTGCAAGGCAATCCGGAAGATTTTTAGACATGTTTGCTGGTGGAGCAAGAAGTAACACAGTACATAAGAGTTTACTTGAAACTGCAAGCACTGCTATAAAATCTACTTCATCGTTCATGATAGGAAGAACAAGTGGAGAAGTAGCAGCAAGGGATATTGGTGCTTTAACAAGCAGGTTGACAAAAAGTGCGCTAAACCTCGGGGGAGCAGCACTTAGGGTTGCCAATATTACATCCGGTGTAATAGGAGCAGCGAACTTGGCAGTTGAGACTTCGAGATATAGGGACAAGCTAAGAGTAGAGTACATTAAAAATATGATGTCAGATTCTATGGCATATTCTTATATGCCAGAAATGGGAATGTCTGGAACTGAAAGAACAAGGGCGATTGAAGCAATACAAAACTCTGCTATGGGTCTCAGAAACTTTCTGGGAAACGAAGGGCTAATGATGCACTAATACCTTAGTGCAAGACTATTAATATAATTCATAACTTGGGAAGTAGTTGGAGGATAATTACCAGCTGTTTGAAATCCCCCTTTCCCACTGAGCATAATGTTTGCATCTTCTATATAGTCGTTAGGGTCAAGCCTTTTGGGCTGTCTTATGATTGGTCTAACAATCTGATCAATACCTTTGTCTTTGGAATGGATAGGAGCCAAAAATTGTGGTTTTTTTGAAGAGTTAACAAGTACTGGTTTGTTATCTAGTAAGGACTCAGGTACCCCTATTATTGTAGTATTTGGTACTCTCTCTCTGCTCATTTTAGCCAAGAGTAAAGAACCATTACTTATACTTTTTCCAGTAGAACTGGCGTCAGATTTCATCAATGTACCATCATAATCGTGATAACTCTTCAACTCAAATCCACCACGATTGAAGCTTATGAACCTGTCATATTTGGATAAGCTTTTCCTATTTGCCATGATGGAAGAAAGATAGCTTTGGTCTTTTATGAAACCTGTAGGTTCTATCTTAATTTCCTGGTTGTACGGAAGAAGAATAGGTTCCTCAAAAATGGCTGCTGACTTGTAGGTTTTTTTGGAAAGATGAGTCCTACCAATCCAATAGGGGCTAAAAGAAGGTTTATCAAAAGAGTATACTTTCGGGATCCTTGTTGCTATATAAGATTCATCTGCAGCCAAAATACCAATGTTTTGTCTCATGAAGCTGAAAACATTACTCTGGTCTATATATACATCCCTTCCCGCCCTAGGAAAAGTCAAACCAAAAGTTTTAACTTTGTCAGAAGGTCCTGAACTCCCAATGAAGAATCCTTTAGAAACCTGATATCTGATAGGGTTTTTAGAAGTATAGGCCTTATCTAAAGATATTTTGAGATCGTTCCATACAGATAGCCTGTCTGACCTAACTAGTTCTTGAAGTTTCCTGTTTAAAGTAGGAGAACTTAACCTATTCCTAATAGTTCTATCTAAGATCAGCTTTTCAACCCTAGGAGTGGTTTTGTTCAAAACAGAAGAATACTGTTCTATTTCAAGTAGCTCCTGAATTGCTCTTTTTTCTGAAGAAATAACTGCCGGCATCAGGGCTCTTTTTTCCATACCTTGGATGAACTTATCTGAAAGGCTAAACCTAGAAAAATCAGAGGGCTTTAATTTTATTCTTTTCAGTATTGCTTCAGCAAACTTCCCAACTACTCCCAAACTTATAGCACTGTTAAAAGGAGTAGTTAACACTCTTCTGGCAACGGTTTCCATAGAGTTGTGTTCACCAGTTTCAATAGAAGCTCCTGGTGAATCTTCAGCGTTATTCCTCACCAACCATAAGAATCCAGCTAGTGCAGCAACTCTTGAGATTGCTGGGGAAGTTAAAGCTTTAGCAAGGAGCCCGGGATTCTTAGTAGAAAACTTTGATAACCTTTCCATTTGAGAAACATATTGAGCAGAGGACGAATTGAAATCAGCATCCATCTTTTTTATCAACAAGGACTCCAACTCTTTTTTAAAGGTATTTCTAAATTCGGACTCTAATTTTCCAGAAGTTTCGGCTTCAGGGGCTTCTTTAACAAGACTCTTTTTTAAATTCGAGTACAATTTTCCCAAAACATTTACTCCCTTTTTGGAGAAGCCAGCCTTTTTATTGTTTATTATGTTAAAAATATCTTCTATACTTGACTGCTGGGCAATGTAATCAGTAGCTATTTTTAGCTGAATTTTCCTGGCAACTGTTGCAGATAAGTCTACTAATCCATAAGGACTTTCTGTAACAGTCCTAAGGTTAGTCCCTTTTATCTTCTGAACTGTTTTGGATCTATAGTGATTTGAACCTGAGAAGATACTTTCTAGAATTAAGCGAACGTGGTTCAAGTCTCTTGCGTCTAGTGCTCCAGTGTGAAACTCCTTTGCCCCTGGGTCTAGCAGTATTTGATAAAGGTTTTCCAATGACAGCCCCTTACCTCTGTCACCTATGAAAGAGCCTACAGTAGACTCTTGAAGGTTTCTCAATACACTTATAGGGACAAACTTTTCAAGGATGCGAGTTACCCCCGTAGATGTATCTGAAAGGTTTGCTTTTATGTTAGGAAGTAGTCTATCAAACAAGGTTTCTGTTACACTTTTTATGTCTACTAATTTACTTTTTGCATTTTTAAGTAATATGAGGGACTCTTCCAAGTCCTTAATAGTCTCTTTATTTGCACCTCTTGCTTTGGCAGCTTTTAGCTCACTTTCAAGAGCATTGATCTTGATATTAAATGCTCCTGTTTCTGCTGAGGAGTAAATGCTTACTTGTTTTGCCTCCATTCGGTTCACTGCTTCCGTCACAGAACCCATAAGATTGTTCGTTATTTTGGTCTCTTCATAATAAGTCTGCCTTCCTCTTTTTTCGTCCAGTTGTCTTTGTACAACTCCAAGATATACTTCTCCATAAATCATGTGACTGCTTTGGCGAGACGCCAGGTCTTTGTTTCTTTTGCTTGCTTTATCATCAGCTTCTTCCTTTAGAAAAACTAAGAAGTCCTTTAACTTGTTTTTATCTGTTTCCTTTTCTTGAAATGCGTTCTCGAACGCCCTTATAAAGTCTTTTATGTGTTTCTCTCCTTGTTCCACAACTGTAGTTCCAAGATCTAGTGGTTTGATCTCTTTGATTTTTTTGGCAATACTACCCAGTTTTGCTATTGCCCTTTGCCTGCTCTTTTCAAACCACTTTTTTTGATTTTCGTTCATCCAAGCAGGAGCAAAACTTTCCCCAGAAACATAAGCTCTTATAGCATCATACATCAGAGCTATGTTTTTCTTACCATACTTGTTTCTTTCGGAAATACCTTTATCTGCATATTCAATCATCATATTGATATCAAAGTAGGTAGTAAGTTTGTCTTTATAAGAACGAATATTTTTAAGTCTACCCCGAGAAAGAACACCGTCGTACTCAGGTAGAGTATATATAGTTTCTACCGTTTCTGTAATGCCGGCAGAGTATATGTTTTCAAAGGATATTCTCTTTTGGACATCATCTATGTGCGATTCAAAATCTAAAGATACAACCCTTCTTGTTACCTTCTCAGCTTGTTCAACAAGGATTTGATTAAGAGCTTTACCTTTGAGATGTTCTGCCTTATTGAGTTCACTTATAAGTTCTGCTTTTTCAGTTGAACCTAGCTTTTCTGACCTTATGTCTGTTTTTATCCCTTCTTTCAGGTAGGTTAAAGTTTCCCTAGCCAAGGATGTGGCAATTCTTTTATTAGCAATAACTTCTATACCGTTAACAATTCTTACGGTTACTTTTTTCTTTCCATCAAAAAACCTAATATCTGCAGGGTAAGACTGATGGGTTCTTATATTTAGGAGAGTATTAATTCCCCTAAACTCGTAAACACCGGTCGCTGCCGGGTCATTCTCTACTTTGAGTTCGAATGGTATTCCTTCCCTTATTAAGGGATTGTCCCTGAGGAATTCTTGAACCCCGTTGTATACCCCTGTCTTTTCAGAAGCTTGACCAGAAAACATCCTTCTATAGATAATAAACTACTTGGATGCTTCCGTCGCAGTATCTGCTTCATCTATAACTATCTCTGAAGAAGTTGCAATCCTTCTTGCCTGATCCAGTATGCTCTTTTTTTGCTCTGTTATAGTGGGTGCCCTTTGTAGATTTTTAATTCTCTGAACCATTTCCGGAGTGGCAAGAAGCTGACGAAGGATTTTATCTCTTCTGTTATTTAGCTCTCTTTTAAGTTTACTTGCAACAGATTCTTGAAGTACAAATTCTGTACCAGTTTCTGTTGCAAATGCAGGTACCAACATAGTCAACCCAACATCAGCTATCAAGGCATTTGCTCTAAATGACATTATTTCAATTTCAACAACTTGCGATATAAGGGAAAGTATAACTGGGTCCTTTTCTATATCTTCTATCGACCTGATTGTGTGTATTTTTTGGGTTACCGCTTCTTTATAGTCAGTAATGAGCCTTTCATAAAGATCAATTTCTACGGGGCAAGCTCTCCCTAATGGAGCTTTTTTTATGATAGCTAAAGGGCACCTATTCCACGATTCACAAGTATCTTGACAGGTTCTAATTATGTTAGAACCAATCCCCATAGAATTGATTTTGATAGTGTCTTTTAGTTTTGCGTACTGGTCTGGAGTAAGACCTTTCTCCAATACTTCAAGACTATTTATACCCGCAAGGTACTTGATTACTTCCTGATCCGCATTTTGAACGGTTATCAAAGAAGTATTTTTGGAATCTTCTTCAGAATCTCTGTAGTCCTCAACAATATAATCTTCCTCTTTTTCAGAGAGATCTTTTTCTGGTTTTGACTTCTTTCTTATGGACATAGAAAGTTAGATCTTTTCCATGAGATTGACCTGTTCATCGAACCACTTAACTCCGCCCAATCTGTATATCTCTTTGAGTATCTCCGAATCTTCCTTATTTACTATTTTCAAGTTGTTATTTTTCATTTTTTCCATGAGGATTATCAAGGATTCCCTGCTAATTTGTCTTTCTATGGGCTCTTTGTTACTTCCCCTAACAAGACTTATTATAGCTGTCTCGTAATCGCTATTATAATCTAACATTCTTAGCATAATATTGTTGACTCCTTGTTCCTTTAAGATATAATATCTTACCAAAAAGTTATAACATGTCAAGTAATAAAGAAAAGACAAAAAATCAAAAAACATTTTTTAGGTCAGTGGAAGACATAAGGACTTCTGCACTATCTTCTTATACTACTGTACTATCTAGGGCTATACATTTATTTCAACTGACAGAGTCTCAAGGAATGCCACTCCACCAAGCAAGTTCTATAGTATTTGACTTCATAAGAAACTACACAATTTATTCACTTCCGATAGAGCTGTTAAAGAACACAACTACAGACATGGATCAATTTAAACATGACTGTTTTGTCCTTACCAAGGAAACTATAGATTCCTGTAGCGTATCAGGTAGGGAAAAAGAAACACTAGGTCTGATCTTGAAAGAGATATTTTATGACTTCCCTGCAAGAACTTACAATAACTTGGAATTAATGCCATACATTACTTACTTAACAAATGGGATATCCTTTGAAAACAGGGAATCAGATAGTGAAGAAGTCCTGGTATTCAAAACATTATGTTACCCCCTTATAATCTTCTATGCACACAAATATCCACTACTAGAACCTGCAAGCAAAGAAGAAATAGAAAGGGATATAGACAAATTTCTGACTGCTTCTATAAATGCATACGCACAAATGTGTTTATACGATAAGATAGTACATGCACAGACTTTAACTCCAGTACAAGCAGCGATACACTTGCTGAGCTACTGTCTAGATGTTTTAAATAGAATACTCGAGCAGAATGCTTTTGAGTATTCTGTAGAAACTTTGTTTGCAGGGTATAAGATACTTGTAGAAGTATCTGAGGACAAAAAGGATCCAGATCTGAATAAACTTCTAAAAGTATTTGACAAATATAGGGGACAGTCAGTCAAACAGCAAAAAACTACTGAAACAAAAAAAGATAGAGGAGACATAGATGAGCAGGAAAGCAAAACAAAAAGAAAAATCAACACCAATACTACAGTTCCCAGGACAGCCACCAAAGGAAAAAACAGAAGAAACAAAGATAAGTTTTCTAACAATATTCAGCCTTCTCGCAAGAAGAAACCTAGTATTTAGCACTATTACAGACCTACTTTCAACTCTCGGAGGAGAAAAGAGCCAAGATAAAGCATTGACTCTTGCGGACTTAACTTTTCTCTGTGAATACACACTAAGTAACTTTACAACAATGCAAACAACCCTGAATAGAGCTCAGGACACTTACTTCAATATAGATGAAAAAGCACTGGGTAGGGCAGTTGCACCTAATGACCTCCATGAACCTATAAAAAGAACAGTTGCTTTGTTTTATTTGGTTTTGAAAGAATCTGGTATTCCAAAGACGGTTTATGAAAACTTTTTGACAAACGAAGAAGAACACAGATCAAAAATACTTTACCCTGCTTGTAGGTTCATGGCGGATACGTATGCTCATGCAATGAGGGCAACACAAGCAATCGGTTCTTTAATTGATCCGTTAAGCATATCTTCTGAAGCAGAAAGATACATGGAGGAAGAAGAACTAACCAGCTTTGCAAAAGCAGTTGGACCAATGGTTCCTACTGTTTTTGTTGGAAATATTTTGAAGCCAGAAGAAGAAATGACACTATTAACAGATGAAATTATCACTAAGTACTTGTTGAAGATAGCTATTCTTTCTCATGTATGCAATTCAGTAAGTATCATATTGAAAGACATAGCATCCAGGAACCAAGAAATCGCAGCCATGTTAAACTTGATTCATTGTTCGACCACTTCTTTGTCACTACTTGCAACTGAGGAAGCAACAAGCAGCGTAGAGAAGTCATTCAAAGAGGCTTATATTGAACTGATTGCAGAAATAGTTAACACCTTCAGCATACTATTTCAGAAAAAAGAATCAAAGGAAACTGAAGATAAGTACTTTGTAGAGAACAAACTAGTCGATGATTTTTACAACACTACAAGAGTTATTTTTAACAACATGGCAGAGCAAGCCAATAAATCAGGGGAAGAAGCCAGAAAGGATAGTGATAAAGAATTTAGGAAGATCAAGTTGATATCAGATTCAGATGTTGAAGAAATGAAAGCTGAAACTAAAAGAATCATAATTGAACACTTGGAGAAAACAAGACAGCACCAATCTTGATAGCTAAATGCTTTATTTTGCTCAGCATACCAGAGAGGATAAAGTATTTGTCACTTCCGATAAGTTCAGTGGGGAAATTGACTTTTCTCCATATGGATTTTGGGGAGTTGTTGAATCTGGAAATGATGACGACTCTTTAAAATTTGTAGGAGATGTTTCCCCAAGAAAGGGTTTCAAACTACAAAAATTTGAATCTCCCTATCCACCAAAAGGGCCAGACGGTAAGCAGTTAGATTGCAAGATATGGCCGATATATGAGCAACTCTCATACTTCATGGATGAAAAGACCTATAAGCAATTATTCGGGGATTTGAATTTAAAGCCAAATGTCCTGTTTTTTGACATAGAAGTGCTCAATAAAAAGGGAGAAGCACTAGAGATAGGTAAATATCCAATATGCATGATTGGAGTTATGCATAATGGAAAGGTCACTATAATAGACAGGGAAGATGAAAGAGACACAATATTAGACTTCCTAAGGATGATATGGAAACTTGATCCTCATATTGTCTGCGGATATTTTTCAAAGTCGTTTGATATTCCATACATTTTGGAAAGAATGAAAATACTAGGTATAGAGTTTCCATTTCACCTTCACAGAATGGATCCCGAGGAAATCCCTGTAAAGTATTTGCCAGCAAATCATGAAAGGAGAATAAATGCAACAAAAGAAAAGTATCTAAGACTAAATAAAGAGAGCATATCAACTGAGACTGCCATAGAATATGCAAAGAAAGAAATAAATGAGTGGAGATCGAAGCAAGAAGAAGGTTGGCTGCCATATGAACTTTCTTTTGGATTTGGCAGAGTCCACTATGACTTATATGAATCAGTAAAGCTGGATACTAAAGCAATCAACAAAATCAAGAACAAAAGAATGAAGACTGTTTCTGAATTTTATGGATCCAAAACGATTGTTGATTTGACAGACGAAGAAAAAGCCGACATGAGCACTCTATATAAAACAAATAAGCAAAGAATGATCACATATCTAAACTCAGATATGCTCCAAACTGAATATTTGTTCAATATATACTACCCACTGTATGCATCTCAATCAATAATGGCAAATACTACTTTTAACTATATCGTACAAGGTACAAGCAGAGCACCATTTTCCAAACTTTTTATAGGTAGGATATTTTGCAAGAACAATATTTATCCGTACATGAAGAACTCTTCAAGAAATGCTAATATGTTCAGAGAGTTAACAGATGGAGGGAAGTTCAGAGGAGCATATACTGGAATAAAGAAACTTGGAAGATTTAGATCGGTGAGCAAAGTAGATGTCAATTCAATGTATCCCAACATAATCATTACATTTAACATAAGTCCTGAAACGGTAAGCTACTTAGGCTATGAGAACTTAAGACAAGTTGGGGAAGAAGAAGTAAGCACAACAATAGACAAATATGTTATTAGGAACGGGTATTATCCTATTTTACTTGAGCAAAGAACTGATGATTATATCCAGATACTGATCCCAGATGACAAGGTATCCAAGTACATAAGATTTAGAATAGACATGTCAAAAAAAGGCATAATATCGAGTGAGATAGACAAGCTATTACAAGAGAGAAAATCTGTCAGAAGCAAAATGAAGGACTTAAAAGAGGATTCTGCAGAGTATAAGATCTTAGACTCAATACAGAACAATATCAAGATTTCAGCAAACGCCGTCTTTGGAATAATGGGAAACCCGCATTTTGATGTCGGTGATCTATCTTGTGCAATGTTGATTACAGCGTTTGGTAGAGAACTGAGTCACTATATGACTACTTATCTAGGGGAAGGAGTAATTGAAATAGATACAGATGGAATCTATGTAGATGGGAAAGTAGATGTCGATAAGCTGAACGAGGATATTACGAAAGCACTAGAAGAGAAGTACAAAAAGTTTTTGATTAAGCAAGCAATGAAACTTGATCTTGAACTACAAGACGCAGTCGGTATGTTCTTAGGAATGAAAAACTATGTTCTTAAGAAGCCAGATGGTTCAATAGAAACAAAAGGTTCTTCTTTAAGGGGAAGCTCAAAGGCACCATACATAGAAAAGATTATTAGAGAAGCAGCGATTAAATTAATAGATTACAAAGATACTATCCAAGCGAGGAAAGAAGTAAACGACTTAATGTATAGTACAGAATGGAAACCCGAAGACTTTAAGCAAACGTTGGCTATAACTAAGGACGAAGATGAATACAAAATAGATGGCGGATTCAGTGCTGTTCTTTCTGATTTGTTCGAAACATTGTCAATATCTGATCCAGAGCAAATTTACAAAAGACTAAGAACGCTTGTGGAGAGAGAAGTATACACAGCAATACAAATACAGGGGAAGGATATATTTGACAATGTTAAGTTGAAAGAGGAAGATGTATATGTTCCCCAGCCAATTGCAAGCTTTGTAAATAACTCCAATAAGGTCCTAAAAGAATACCGCAAAGGAGCCATAACAAAAGAAAAGTGTGGAGAACAGTTGTTGTTTTTTGCTGAGAGCTCTATCACTTTAGCAAGGCCAAAGAAAGAAAAGGGGAAAATGGGTATTCCACTACGTCTGATGAAGAGTGCAAAAGCTCAGGGTGTCTTGATATTGAAAGGAGAAACTTTAGAGTATTATCAAGCGATAGGAGAAGAACCTTTGAGACTATTCACTTCTGAAAACTTGAAAAAGTATCCCATAAATGTCTCAGCTTACAGGAAACTAGTGGATAACACAATCACTTCTATGTTTGAGTATATATCAGAACAAGAAACAGCAAGTTTGTTTTGAGCTTTCCACCTGACAAACGAAGACTTTAAATAACCAGACCAAAAAAGGAGGAACTTATGAAGTTTAATAATGATATGGCAAAACAGAGTCCAAGCAATGCTTGGTTCAATTGGAGAGGACAATTCAAGTCTGATGAGGAAGCACTTGTATCCCTACTTAGGGTTATAAACTCTAGGATAAAAAATCAGAGAATAACAAAAAACGGATGGTTTACTAGGAGATATAACAACCAGAAGGTTATAAAGAAGGGTTACAGAACAAAAGAGCACGCTTTGCTCCTTTTGGAAAGCAAAGGGTTTTTGAGTGCCTGCTACCCAGAACAAATAATCCCAATGTACACATGCAACTTTTGCTATTCAGGTTGTATACTATGCGACGGTAGGAAATATGTATACAACAAAATACTGTACAAGAAAATATTCCATATCGGAGGAAAAGTCTATAGTTTTCATTCTATCCTTAAACCAGCAGATGAAACAAAGTTACTTAATAAGACACAGGCAGTAACAACTTGTGAATTTGAAGATGTTGATCAAAGAAACTTCGATGTAAAGCTGGCTTGCAGATCCCTAGAAGCTGCAGTAAGAATACTAGGAGGACAATATTTTGAAGCTCCGCTTTCCCTGAAAAGATTGTTTATGGATAATAGGGAATCCTTCGAACTACTTTCTCGCGCTAAACAAGAGCTGTCTTTTTAGTTCCTTGAGAGTCATTGGTTTCGAATAAATCATGTCTCTCTCTTTTTTGATAGTTTGTCCTTCTTTGGAAACATTAGAAGTAGTATATAGATCTACTTCTATGTTTCCATCTGGGAACACAAAGATACTGTAAATTCTTTTTGCCTTCCTTGCTAGAACGTCGAACCTGATAGCAGATATACTAGGATCTATAGATACATTAGTTTCTATAAGCATAAGATCTGCTAATTCTTTTGATATCTCTTTACAAACAGTTATTTGCTCTTCTGTTGGTACAAACTGTTGCTGTTTTTCTGGTTCTAAGATGTCCTCTGAGACGAATGACCTTTCTACTCTATCATTTGCTTTTTCTTCTTGCTGTTCTTCCATTTTGGAAAGAAACCATAATCTACACAAAAAGTCAATACAGATTCTTGTTAAAGTATGCTGGAAACGACACTCCCATTCAGAAACTACAACTTCTTTGTAATTAATTTAATAAGCAGGCTAACAAAGGCTTTGCAAGATGGGTTAACTCCTGTGTTTCTTACAGTAGGAGGCATTAATCCTGACGAAAACGGTAATGGACCCGTGAGGATGAATATATTGGAGCAAGAGGATTTAGAAAGGTACAAAGAAAACACAAAAGAATACACTGCAATAATTACGAACTTCATAGCGAACGCAAAGGGAAATTTGCAAGGATACAAGTACAAGTTTGTGTGCTACATTACAGATGTACGCGAAGTCGATTTGGAAGAACTTCCTGAGGAACTCGCAGAAGAAGCGAGAAACGGTGCGCAGGTAGAGATAGAATACCCTACAGATGTAGATTCTTTGCCGAAAATGAATGGAAGGAAATATATCCAGATTTACATAAGAGATAATACATCTCCAGAAAACATATGGAAGACTACCATACCTTCTACAATTGAATCAACAGACGAAAATACGATTGCTAAGTTCCACTTCAAAGATATCAAAACGGAATTCATTGACATTGTAAAGTCTGACGTTCTTGATGCACTGACAAATGGGACTCTATAAGAGAATATACACCTGGAGAGAAGCAGGGTCAAAAGAGTGCGACGGAAAGTACAGGAGGCTGTACAACCAAGAGAAGCAAAGAAATTTTTGGGATAGTGCTTCCTTTAGCGACGCTGGTAATACTAATCTAAACAATTGCCCTAGTGAAAGCAACAGGAAAGAGAGGTCTGAAAAGACAAAACTAAAGAGAAGTAGAAAAGGCAGCACGGCACTTGAGCAGCATAGATCAAAAGAGCTTAACCAAAACTACTAACAGAGTAAGGCAGAAAATGGTCAACACCAAACCAAGAACTGCACCATACTTCAGTGCTTTTATTACGTCCATGATTGATTATAACAAGCTAAGCATACACTCCAAGAAAAACAAAGGCAATGAGATAAGGAGATACAGGTTTTTGTACACTGATGTTAGCATACTTATGGTGCCCTCATTTGAGGCAAACATACTGAAATTGTCACAAATACACCATTCCAAAGTGTATGGTGGGATACTGCTTTCAACCATGGCTATGTACGAGAGTGATGTACAAAGATCTTCTCAGATAGTAGACTTTCTGAAGGAAGATGCCTCACAAAATTAGCATCAACTATTTCTACATAGAAATCAAAAGAACTTCCGCCGACAAGATTTGCACTGACATACTCCTACGACTAAAGTCGTAGGGTTCTGAGGTTTGAGTCGTTCTGCTCAAGAGCCTCTTTGGGCAAAGTCAGATTGCCCTCAATACTATCTCTGTCTAGTATTGATTGAAATATGCCTAGATGTCTCAACCCAATCACGAACGAAGCATTGACATCAGCATTTTCAACGTGGCCACAGTGTGGACACTTAAATAGTTTTCCTTTCCTTTCTCCCAAAAGTCCACATTTACTACATTGTTGACTTGTGTAACGTGGATCAATTTGGGTTACTCTAACACCATTCAGCTTGGCCTTATACTGAATAAAGGTTTTCAGTTGATAGAACAGCCAACTGTGCAAGGTGTAGTTGAAGGATTTCCTGTGCTTTTTGTTATTCCTTATCCCTTTCAAATCTTCTAGTACAATCTCTGCATTTTGTTCCTTTGCCTCCTTGACTATTTTAGAAGAGATTTTGTGGTTCAAGTCCTTAATTATTCTAGACTCCTTGTTTGCTAACGACTTAATCTTTTTGAACTTCCTTTTCTTTTGCATTTGCTTCCGTATGTTTTTATATTTGTTCCTGACATGGGAAGCTTTCTTTCCTAGTTTCCAAACTTTTCCTGTGCTAGGATTAGTCATTACTGCTATGTGCTTTGTTGCATTAAGATCTATAGCCAAAACAGATGTTGGAGATGATTCTTCTTGCTCAGGAACTGTGCATGAAACATAAGCGAAGTCTTCGTCCATTTCTATCTGATTAATTTTAACCACTTGTTTTTCAAGATTTAAAACAGCTTTCAAGCACGGGATAGTGATAGTATTATTCTTGAATTTGATTGCTTGACTAGGTATTGTCAATTTGACTGACTTAACAGACTTTATGTTTCTGTTAGAAGAATACTTTTTCAAGATTTGATTGGAAATAGCAGACTTTAGACCAAAATGTTTGACATCTTTAGAGGATCTCGACTTAGTTCTAACAGCAAATTCAGCAATTTGT